CCAGCATCGTTTACTCCTTGCGATTCTTGTTGTTCTCCCCCGCCTTACCGAAACGGGCCACAGTGGTGGTTTCTACGGATTTCTTTGCCATGTAATCTTCCAGCTTCTTCTTCGTGAAGTTGAACACAAGCTGTACGATCCAGTCCAGCGTCCTCTCATTGATTGCCCAGTCCAGCCAGTCCGGGGTGTAGCCCCGCATGACGGCAATGACATGGGCTTTCTTTTCCGCGCCTGCGCCGCTGCCAAACTTTTCCTCCGCATTGACGATCCACTTGTACACCGTCTTTGCGACCACAAGGCCATAGCCCAGACGCACCGCTGCCAGTGCCGTCACCACAAGACCAACCACCATGAAGATGCAGGCCAGCCATTCAGGGAACGCCATCAAAAAAGCTTTCAGAATGTTCTCCATATTGTTTTCCTCCTACTCTCAGCCCACCCAGCGGCTCTTTGCCGCACGGGTGTCGATATGTACCCAACCAGCAGGGCGACCGTTCTTCACAGGGTAACGCCCAATGCCGCCGGTGTTTTTCAGCAGCGTTTCTGCGTAGGCCGCGACCGTCGTCACGTCCACGCCCTGAACCCGAATATCCGCCGCCATGCCGTAGCAATGCTGGCTGTACGTTGCGCCCTTCACCGCCTTGTTGTGGGCGGCGGTACGATATGCGCTGGTGATTGTCACCGACTTTCCGAAATGATCCCGGATGTTCTGCAACAGCTTCACCAGTGCGTCGTCAATAAAGATGGGGTCCGTCCCATCCTTGCAGCGAAATTCCTTCACTGTAAAGTTTGCGGACAGCTTCTTGCTTCCGTCCTTTGCAAGCGAATAGGCTTTAATTGCCATTTTCAATCTCTCCTTTCCGGCTCAACGCCTTACCACAGCTGCCCGCGCAGCACTCAGCGTACAACACGGCAAACTCTCCGCGCTCTGCGGTCGTGTCCACTCCTGCCGCTTCCAGTTTGTCAAGCAGGCTTTCGCACAGATCGGGCCAGCTTTTATGCTGCATAGTCGTCACCGGTGATGCGCTTGTAATCCTCGGCGGTGATCTCGCCCTTGTTCACGCGCTCTGCCAGAACCTTCTTGACACCAACGCGGCGGAATGCTGGCATCTCGGCCCAAGTCTTAGTGCCTGCAATCAGACGGTTTGCCCAAATGATGTTCATAACAGCTACCTCCTTATTCCTTGTTCAGCGCTGCATCCAACTCACACAGCGCGGTTTCGATGTCGGTCAAACGCTTCTCGTTGGCTGCGTCCTGTTCGCACATTGCGTCCTCGACCTCGGCCACGCGGTCAGGCAGTCCGTCTTTCTCGGCCTGCTTCTTGGCGGCAATTTCCTTCTCCTGCCGGGTGGGCAGATTGTCCTTTTTCCACTGAATCATGGTGACTGTCCTCCTTACTGGAATGCGCCGGAAACGGCCTCGATATAGCCGCCGGTGCCGGATGCACCGCGGCTGACGCTGACGCGGAAGTTGAATGCCGCGCCAGCCGCGGCGATCTTGTTCTCAAAGATGATGTTCACGCCTTTCTTCACCTCGGTCGTGACATCCTGCCAGACCGGAACCTCGTCCGCGGCGTTGTTCGTCACTTCGGCTTTGAACTTCGCGTCACTAGGGATGGAGCCGGTCACCTGAAGCACGGCAACGGTGATGTCGCCCTCCACGGTCAGAGGTTCGGCCAGCGTCACACTTGCGGCGTGGACGGTCTTGGTGAAGGTTGCGGACGCGCTGGTGGTCTCCTTGCCGTCGCTTACCTCAACCGTCAGGGTGTGGCTACCATTCAGGACGCGCTGGAACCCTGCGGCATCGGCGGTCTGCTCAAAGGTCATGGCCGTGCCGCTGGCAACGCTGGTGCGGGCCTTGGTGGTCTTGCCGTCCAGCTTTTCGGTGACAGTCAGCGTGTCGCCGTCAGCATCAGTGACGGTGTATTTCCACGCAAAGGCCGCGTTTTTCTGCCCCAGAGCTGCGCCGTCCGTGGTGACGGTAGGCGCAGTGTTGGCACTGACCGTGCCATCGTCAGAGACCGCGAGTGTAGAGGGAAGGACAAAAGCGGGGCGAACACCACTGGGGTCGTAGTGGTTCCAGCTGCCGTTAGAGCCATCCGAAAGGACGTACCAGACGTAGTTGGTGTTGCCGGCGAGCGGAGAGCGCAGCCACCATTCGTTAGCGCTGCTGCTGTTGTAGGTGACACGCTTGCTGTTGCCGCCAGAGCCGCTTCCAAAGTAGTCAAGCTTTGCACCATCTTTCGGGAAATAGCTGCTGTCACTGGTCGTCCAGCCAACCTCATAACCAGACAGCAGGAAGACTTTGGTGCTCAGGCCATTGGAGCCGGTGGCAAGGAAGCCGTCGGAACCAGTGCCGTTCTGGTACGGAATCTTGACCTGCTTGATGGCGTTGCGAATGTCCGCGTCAATCAGATTGAAGAACGTGCCGTTCAGGTAGCTGTGGATGCTGGAATCCTTGTAGGAGTTATTGTAGTTGCTGAACGTGGCCGCGGTGGTGTAGAGGTCCTTCATCAGAAGCCAAGTACCGTCGCAGCTATCGTCATAGACCCCGGACGGCTTGCCCTGATGCACGATGATGAAATCTTTGGCCGCACCGTTGACTTTGATTTTTACGATGCTGCCAACGGCCTTTGTGCCCAGTTTTACGTTTGCCATAAAAATTCACCTCCTCAAAATTCAATTCTTGCCAGATCGGCATTCCACACGCCGGTCACGGTCAGGCCGTCAAGGCTGCTGAATGTGGCGGAAAAAGGATTTTTCGTTATGTTCGTGGTGAACTTCAAGTTCAGCGTGTCGATTTCACTTTTAAGTTTTACCGTTGCGATTCGGATGTCGCTGTGGGCATTCTCCGCGCTGTTGTGGGCATCCACCGCCGCGCTGATGCGCTGGTCGGTCTCGGCCTTTTTGTAGCCGTCCACTTCCCACCGCTGGCTCTCGGTCAGGTGACCGTCTGCATCCAGCGTTGCAATGCCGCCGGGAATGCCAAACATCGCCGTTGTCCGCTTGTCGATCTCACGCAGAATGCTTTCAACTTCCGGACTTACCGTAATTTTGATTTTTGCATCGGCGGAGATCGCAATAAGGGCGGCGATCTCAATTTCAAAGTCAGCATTCACGCTGGATGCAGGGACTTCGATTCCGCGTTCATCCTGCATTATAAACAGCAGCACTTCGGCATCACCATTCAGGCGGCCATACACGCCGATCTGGTGCATGATGTAGGTGCTTTCTGCTCCGGTGATCCGGATACTGACTTTCCGGGCCGTTTCCTCTCCGTCCTTTACGGTGTCAATCGCAAGGATGGCCAGTTCGTGCGTTTCGCCGCTGACGGTCGTTTCAGCCGACAAGTCGGTTTCAACGATGTTCGTGCCGCTCACGGCGCGGGTGATGGTGATCGTGCCGCCGGAGAGGGATTCCGACAGGAGCGCGGCACCGGCAGTTGTATAACTGGATTTTTCCCAGCTCATGTTGTCTGTCCTCCAATCTTGATGGCTACGGTTTCGTGCGTGTGCGCAAGCCCGCCCGAATCAAAGGCCTGCGCTGTGATGTTTTTCGGGTGGATGGCTCCGGGCAGCTCAACCGTCGTTTGCATTCGAGCAGCGCTCACAGCACCGGCAGTGTATCCACGAGCCGTGACGGCGCGGGGCTTGATGCTTCCGGGCAGCCGGACGGTGCAAAAGGCCGCCATTCCGCAGGGTGCGGCGGCGATGTAGGCGGGCGACCGTTCATGCGGTTCGATGGTGTAGATGATGTGCTCAAGGTGCGCAGTGCAGCGTTTTGTGTAGCCCAGCAGCTTTTCCATTTCTGCTGCGGTGTGATATGTTTCCTGATCGTCGGTGATGTCAACATACAGTTTCCAGAATCCCGGTGTGCCCCCATACGAGAACCATTCCTCAATTCTGGCTTTTTTGTAAATCGTCTCCACCTGTTCACGAACAGCCTTTACCGTTCCTGCATAACGCTGGATTTCAATTGCAGTTCTTACGAGCTTACGCTTCGTCTCAATATCGGCGGCAGAATCGTACCATTCGATTTTGAGATAGATTGCCATTTGATCCAGCATTTCCTCGCTGCAGTTTTCCACATCCGAGAACGTCATGCCCGTTGCCAGATATTCCAGCATCCGGTCTTGTAGCTCCCCGTAGACAGCAGACAGAACTTGCGCCCACGGTTGAGCGGCAACGATCCGCGGCAGGCCGTCCGTGATCCTTGCGTCCCGCAGGTTAATCATCCTCGATACCTCCGTAGATGATCGTCGGCGTTCCGCTCAGTTTCGGAATCTGCACAACGGCTTTCCCTGAATCCGTCCCGCTCTCGACCACCTTGTAGATCGGCTGGCGCAGCTCCACCCGTTTTACGCCCGCTGCCCGCAGACGGGAAGCCAGCTCCAACGGGTTAATGTCCCGCCCAATGGAACGCTGCCACACCTGAAACTCTTCCACGGCCTTGGCGACGTTCTCCTGAACAATGCTCGCACCCTTGGAATTGCCAGAACCGATGTAATAGGTGAAGTCAATGTTGTACTCTACTTCCTCCGGGGCCTTGCAGATCACAAGGTCTGTCATGGGGCGGCGGGCTTCGTTCATCAGATACGTTTGCATTTCTGTCATATCCTTTTCACTCGGAATCTTGCCGCCGGTCAGCATGAAGAAGATGTAGACCGTACAAGCAACATTCCGCGGGCTGACAGCGATTGCGCTCTCCACGTCCGACCGGAACGACATAGCCCAGAACTCGTAAGCGTCCTTGGGGCCAGCGCAGGAGTAGGTCGTAGGAGAAAGCCAAATTCTGCGGGTCAGGCTGTCGTCGCTCTCCACGTCTGCGCCGCCGCTGCTGGTGTCGGTGTTCTCCACCGCCGCCACATACGGAATGGCATCAACCAGAGTATCGACAACGCCGGGAGGAATGTCGTTGCTGCCCGCGCCTACCACTTCGGCCTGTGCCAGCACGTCCACATAGGTCTTTCCAATGTCGATCTGCGCATAGTCCATCGTGGCAAAATAAACGCCCGCGGCAGTTCTGACGCGGGTTCCCTGCGGAATCATGGCTACGGTTTTCAATGCAGCCGAAAGAGAAAAGCGAACTGTCACCGTTGCATAGGTCGCGCCGTTTCGTTTGACACCAAACGGCAATCCCATGTTGTCCAGCTCTGCGCCGGTCGCCGTTTTCAGCAGCGCACAGCGGGTGCGTTTCTCTGCAACCTGCATCATCATGTAGTACAGCTCCGTCATGCTTTGCAGCGTAAGCATGATCGGGTCTGCTTTGTTCAGGGGCGGGGCCGTGCCGTTCACGGCCTTATAGTTCCGGGTATAGATTTCCGTCACCAGATTGCTTACATCCTGCAACGTAAGGTTTCCGGTAACGCTGTACTCTGGTATATCGGCAAACTCGGCAATGTTAGACAATCTGTACCACCACCTTTGGCCGGATGCGTCCTTGCTGGCTGTGGCTCGTTTCATACTCCACTTCCAGCACTTCCGCCCGCGGCTCGTACTTCTTTGTTTTGCGAATGATCTCTGCCGTGAGCATCGCCTGTGCAGCTTCGGCGGGCAAACTCAAACATTCCATGTTCAAGCCAAACTCCCGGTCAAGGGCCTGTTCGCCCTCCTTGCTGCCATAGAGCGTCAGCAGACAGTTGTAAATATCCAGTTCTTCGGTTTTGCCAGACGGCTCAATCTCAACGTCGAAGCCGCCAAGCGTCATAGTTTCCATATCGTCGCTCACGGTACGTATTCCTCCAACGTCAAAGTAACCTTACCGTCTTTCAGTCCCCAGAAACGATGCACCGCACCCCATCCCGTCGTCACCTTTGTCAACTTGAACGGATTCTGCGACATAGGTTTGTTGTTCAGGATGAAGTAGTCAATCGTTCCAGCTTCACAGTGCTTCATGAGTGCGTCAAAGATTTTGCGCGGGTTCACGCCCAGCTTTGAAACCAACTGGATTTCAAACTGGTACGACTTCAAACCCGGCCCCGTGTACTCGCTCTTGTCTTTGCCGCCGATTACACTGTGCGTGGCCCAGTTGCTTGATGTGCTTCCGGTGATATTGGCAGGTGTCAAGACACGCCAACTTGATACCGTAAATATCAGTCCCGCATAGCATCCAATGCTTCCCCATGCCATAGGATCACCCCCTTACGGTGTCGGAGTTCCGGTTTCGCCAGCAACAACATACGGGCCAGCCGTGGCCGCACCAGAATGAGTGTGCTTGTGGTTTACCAGAGAAATGCCGTTGATCTTGCAATCGCCGGAGCCACCAGAGATATTCACGGTCGATCCCTTGACGTTCACCGTCGTTCCGTTGAAGTTCAGCGTAACGCCCTTGATCTCAACCGTTCCGTTCTGACACACCTTTACGGTGGAACTTCCCACCTTGAAAGTCATGTCACCCTTGACGGTGTACTCCACGTTCTTCCCAACGGTTTCTTTCACATTGCCGTCGATGGTTTCCGTGTAGTCGCCGGTGTCGCCGTCGTACTGCTCAAATGCTTTTCCCTGCTCGTCGTTGTAGTCGTGCCGGTAGCGGCCTTTCTTGCCCTCGACGGGCTTGTTGTCCTCATTCCAGATCGTGCCGATGCACGTTCCCATTTCCTGACTGTCGGAGTTGTGGAGGACGCAGACCAGCTTGCCTACGACCGGCATCCGGTACATGGCATTGGAAACCATGCAGATTTCATCCGTGACCGAATCGGCGCGATCCTCGTATGTGACCTCAATGGTTCCGTCCTCGTAGTTCACCTTGGACACAGAGCCAATTCGGATAACGCTGCTCATGCTGTTACCCTCCCACTCTGCTTGCAGAAACTTTCGTCACCAGACCGGAAGATTTGTTCAGCGTGTGGCTCACGGTGTCCATGTAATACTTCCCGTTCAGTTTCCCTAGTCCCTTTATATTGATGCACATGGTCGAACACAGGCTCAGATTTCCCATCGTCGAAAAAGAAATGGTCGTGGCCGAATGGTTCTTGTTGTCGATGGCCGCTTGAAGCTGCCTTTTTGCGTCCGCTTCGCTGGACGCATACTGGTTCAGTTTCAGCATCCTGTCGGCAGTACCGATTGTGACCTTGATGTTGACTTTCTTTTTTTGGTTCGAGTAGGTGAACTCTCCGCCGGTGTACGTCCCGGAAAGCGTTGTGTTCCAGCTCAAAGAGTTAGGCACAATGTCCGCCGGGGTAAAGGTTGCTACTGCATCCTTTTTCTTGTACTGCTCACGATCAAAAATCCAGATTTTGCTCCGGTAGGTTTTGAGGATCAGGCCATAGGTGCTGCAAAGTTTTTGCAGGAACGAACTATCCGTGTCGTCCTGCTCTTTCAACGCAATGTCCACGTCCTCGGCATCCATGCTGCACCCCAGCCCGTACCGGTCGGCAATGGTCTGAGCGATGCGCTTGATGGAGGTCTTTTTCCAGACGCACTCTTGGTTTTTTTCGTGAAAGCTCGTTCCGTTCGGACGGGCCACCGCGCCGATGGTCAGCACACACGGCCCAGCGGAATAGCTGAGATCGTCCACCACCAGCGTCCCACAGTCAAGCGGGGTGCTGTCACCCTGCACGATCCAGTTTTTCGTGCAGAGTGTCGGGTGTAGCACAGCTTCTTTATCCGGCAACCACGAGTTGATCCACTTATCATCCACCGCGTTTACCTTGATGGAAATGCTGTCGCTCGAATCTGCTCCCCGGTCGTTATAGGTGAAGCTCTCCACGTCCCCGGAAATGTCCCCGGAAATATCGGTGTCGTTGTACTCCAATTTCAGGATCGTTTTTCTGGGCTGAATCGCAATCATATATATCACCACCTACCTTTTCCACGGCGGCAGGTTATCGTTTGCCGCCACCTCTTCTTCAATGTCCGGCGTTACTAGCTCAACGCCGGAATCGAATCTGTAAATCTCGATGTACTCCCGGTTTGCGGCCATCAGCACATCGGCTTTCAGCTCGTCACCGTAGACGGATTTCGCAATGCCGTCCCAAGTGTCGCCGCTCTTTGTCGTGTACGCCATCAGGCCACCCCCCTACGAAGCATATTTAACACGCCCCTGCTCTCGCTCTTCTTCGCGCATTTCGCGCTTGAACTGCTCGAACATTTCCCGCATCATTCTTTCGATTTCCTCCGCCTTTGCATCGTTCCCAACGGTGATCTGCGGTGCAAAAACAAACTGGGAATCCTTGATGCTGTTTGAGCTTTCTCCTGCACCGCCCGTAGCGCGGTAAGCACTGGACGGCATATCCGGCAGAGTTTTCTCGGTATCCCTCTGCGGCAGCATATAGAGCGGCGTTCCGGTGTCGGTCAAGACACCGTTGGAAAAATACTGGACGTTCTGCACACCGGCTGCGCGGGTCGCATCCTCACCGGACACGCCCAGCATACGGCCAGCTCGCACCCAGTTTTCCACGTTGCTGTCATGGACACTGGGCTTGAAAGAGATGACGGCTTCCGTTCCGGCTTCACCGGCGATGCTCACCCCGCTGGTAAAGCCACCGTTGGCGAACGCAGGCATTGCCACTTCCGACAGGTTGAAGCCGAATGTCTTACCGGCAAAGTTCTTCGCCACCGGAACATTTTCAAGCCACTGGGGAACCGTGAACGAGAAACTGTTCAGGGCACGAATGATGCCGTTGACGACCGTAATCGTCACCGACACGATGCCTTTTATCAGCCCAACGATGGACTGGATCACAGGCTCGATCACCGGCAGCAGACCGTGGATCACATCGACCACCAGCTTGATTGCATTTATCAAGGTCGTTCCAACCAGACTGATAATCATGCTTATCAGCGGCGATACCGCCGGGAACAAATCGTTTACTGCGAAGCTCAGCACATCCGCCAGTAACGGTTTGATGTGGTTCACGCCGAGGTCTACGATCTGGCCGATCAAGCCCTTTACCAATTCGATGATTGGGATCACTGCACCGAACGTAGTCCCTAGATCGTCAATTCCGAGGATGCTCTTTCCGCTTAAACCTTGCTTGATGTTTTGCAGGTTTTCCAGTGAGAAAGCATTGCTCAAGGTATCGTGGATGTTCCCCGCGATACCCTTCACTTTCCCGGTGAATCCATCAAAGAGCGTCAGCCCCTTTTCGCCAAACACCTGTCCGATGATCTTGCGAATATCCTCGAAGTGATCTCCCAGCAGACTGACCACCGCAATCACTCCGCCCAGACCGGCAATCACCGGGCCGAATGTTGACATAAGGCCAGCGAAGATGTTGAAGCCGCCTTTCAGGACTGGCGATGCCACGGCCTTGCCCAGCCCGAACGCCTTTCCGCCGAAGTCTGCCACCGCCGGAGCTGCATTTTTAACAAATCCGGTTGCGCCAGACAGCACTTGTCCGGGGCGCGTCTGGTTGAAGATGTACCCCATCTGCGCAAGAGCAGCCTTTCCGCTCAATCCCTGCGTGCTGTTTGCCATTCGGTAGATGGTTCTTCCCAAACCAGTACCGTTTGCAAAGTTCATCTTTGAGAGGAAATTCACGCCAGCTTTTGCAGCATTTCCGGGCATCGCTCCAAATACAGCAGCCGTAGCCCCACCGAAGTTTTTTAGTCCTCCTGCAAGTTTCGCCACGTCGATACCGTTCGGGCCGATGATTCCCGTGAAAATCTGCTTGGTAACTCCACCGATGCCGGATGCGATTTTCGTCTTTCCGAAGTCAGACGCGGCAGATATAACGCCGTTGATGTAGGGGAAGCTCTGTCGGATGGTTTGTCCGCGCTCCGTTGCTCCCATAACATCCCGAACAAAGCTGATTTTGGATTTTCCCAAATCCTTTCCGTCAGCCTTTGTCAGCCCGGTAAAGTTTTTCATGGTAGCCCACAGGCCAATTCCCGCGCCGTTCGCTCTTGTCGCTATGCTTTTCAGCAGTGAGTTTTTGGGCTGCGGGCCAACAGACGAAGGTGGGATGCTTGCCATCTGTGCGCCATAACCCATACCGCTGGCGATGGCGCGGATTCCATTGAAAGCTGCCCCGCCGCCGGTGACGGCCCCGCTCACGCCCTTTGTGACCCCACTGACGACTTGAAGAATCTGCGGCGCAAACCGCATACCAGCCCACGCCGCACCGATTCCGCCGAGCGTTGCAGCTACCTTGTCGCCGTTGTTCAGCAGATACTCGATAACTTCCCTTACCCGTGCCGTTATATCCGGCAGGGCTGCGCGGAAGTCGTTCAGCTTTTCAAGGCCAAAACCCGCAACGTCTTTCAGGACGGGAAGGAAGTTGTTTCCGATTTCAATACGAACGGCCCGCCATGCGTTGCTCAACATTTCCAGTACAGATTCAGAGGTTTCGCATTTCAGCATAAACTCCTTGTACATACTATTGTCGTATTTAGCAGCATCGCCCACATCGTCCAGCGTTTTTACAAACAGGTCAAGGTTTCCTGTCAGCTTTGCGCCGCTCTCAATAGCCCATTGTCCGAGCAGCGTTTTTAGATAGCCAACCTGTTTATCCTTGTCCTGTTCTCCTATTGCCGTGAAGAGCTGCTTCAACGCTTCTGGCGCGCGAGACTTTCCATCTTCATCGACCTTCTGCATATCCTTCGCAAACTGTGCCGCACTGAATCCCAGTTCTTCAAAGGCTTCTTGCTGTGCCTTTGTCGCTTTGGAACCCATCGTCAAGTTTGTGTACATACGGCGAATTGACGTTGCGACTGTGTTGGAGTTTACGCCCATCGCCAGCAGAGCAGTGGACAGAGCCGCCGTTTGGTCTGTGTCCATACCGGCAATCATACCGAGGGATCCTGTATCGTTCACCGTCTGCGCGATCTCTGCGGCGGTCGTCGCATAATGCGCGCCCAGATAGTTGATCTGGTCTGCCAGCTTCATGACGCCCTCATGATCCGTATCAAACGCCACTTCCCACTTTGCAGCCCAGTCGCCCGCCTGATCTGCGGAAATGTCCATAGCCGTTCCCATTTCGGCAACGTCTTTCAAGAACTGCTCCTTGCCAAGCAAGTCGTCCATGTTCTTGCCGGACTGACCAGCAGCAGCCGCAAGGCGGGTCAGCTCTTCGGCGGTGTACGGAATCTGGGTGCTTAAATCAAGAATGCCTTTCGACATTTCATCGTAGTTTTCCTTGACGACTTTTCCGTTGTCGTCCGTCAGGCCGCTAACGTACTTTGTCACATCCAGCATTTCGCTTTCAAACGCCACCGCTTCTTTCGTGGTGTTCACCACTCCCGCGGCTACGCCACCGGCGGCGGCTACTGCGCCTTTGGCAATATTCGCCGCGAACTTCGATGCTCCGTTTGCAACGCTCCCGATCTGCGTGTTCGCCAGCTTAACCGCTTGTGCAAGCGAATTGTCAACGTGACCTCCGATCAGGATGGAAAGTTCTAACTCTTGATTTTTTGCCATTCCTCCGCAACCTCCCCGTGAATCTCCACCAGCTCACGCACAGGCAAGTTCAGGTAAAAATCTGCGCTTGTGTGCGTGACCGTGGCGAGTGCTATCGCCGCCTTTCTGATTGTTTTGTAGCCGCCTTTTAAGCGAAAAAATCCTTGTGGTTGACACCCGCGCGGAGCTGCACAGCTTCCGACAAGGGCAGGCCGAGGAAGAATGCAACGTCCTTGCCAGTTGCCATAGAAGCGATCAGGCAACAGTAGTAATAGTTCAGGGTCTTTTCTGCTGCGCGAATGTCCTCTTCCTCCATGCGGTTCTCCGCCTGACGGACGTTCATGCCGGTCATGTTGGCAACACCGGACAGGTCAACGGAAGTGTACGTTTCGCCCTTGTAAACATAGGGCTTGCCGAACTTCATAACATGGTTGTGCTTATCCTTATCGCTCTCGTCCTCTGCGGTCGCGTTGCTAAGGGATGCCTGCACAGTCTGACGCACCTTCTTGCTTGCACCGATAGGCAGCAGCTGGAAGAACTCGATAGGGAGTTTGGTTGCTGCCGCAGCCAGAGCATCAGTGTAAGCGGTTGCGGTTTCGGGCGTAATCATTGCGGCCAGCTCACCGTCGTTGTACAGCTTCTTGATGATAAGCACTGCGTCCTTGATGGTCAGGCCATCCAGACCGGACAGGTCGATTTCGGTGTACTCCTTGTCGTCGAACTTGTACGGACGAGCCAGCTCGATGATTTTCGGATTCTTCTTGACCTCTGCGGTTTCGGTCTGCTCTGCTGCGGTAGAAATGTTCTTCTCCATGATGGATTTCCTTTCTGTCAGATACAAAAAATTGACCGCCACGGTCATTTGGGGCGGTCATTCGTTCCTGCCGGGGTCAGATCAGTGCGGCAACGTCTGCCAGCATATCCTCACCCTGCACACGGTAGATACCGTTCAGCTTGTCGATAGCGATAATCTCTTCGCCGTCGTTCTCGATCATCAGGTATGTCAGTTCGAGCTTGACCTTTGCTTCCATGCCCTCGCCCGCCTTGATCTTGCCGGGAGTGAACTCCTTGACACGACCGACCTCAACGATGCGCAGGCCCTTGTAGGCATAACCAAGGCTCTTATCGACCGCCTGCTGTGCCACACGGAAAGTCAGATTGACCTGACGCTTCGGGGACAGGACGTTGACAAAGCTCGAATACACGAGGTTGAAAGAAATCTCCTGCTCGATGCTCTCAAACTGGCCGATATTCGGTGCGGAGATTTTGCCGAGGATGCCAGAACCGGAAACGTCAATAGTTTCCGAGGTGATCTGCGGCAGGGTGATCTCCGGGGCCGTGCCGATTGCTTTCACGCCGTCAATGTAGACGTTGAAGCTGTTGACAATTTCCGGGGTCAGGTTAGTATCCAGTGCCATTGTTTATTTCCTCCTTCCTCTTTTAGCCGCCCAGCGCATCAGAGATTGCGTTGGGATCGAACTCCACCAGCTCTTCGATGTCCTCTGCCGGGTTGAACGGAGACAGATACTTGTGGAAAGTAATGCAGCCGTTCAGCAGCGAGGTGGTGGGATTCTCGCTTTCGATGTACTGAATCTCATGGCGGGCGCAAATGCCACGGCTGACAAAGCTGTTTCCGCGCACATTCTCGCTGTCCACCAGAGCTTCGATCAGACGCTTGTTCAGAGGATCATCGACCTTCTGGAAGTAGGTCTGAATGAACGTGTTGTCGTCCCAGCTCATAAAGCGGCGGACGCTGAACCAGCGATCCTTGGGGTCGGTAGTGCCCGGATACGCTGCGGTGTTGTTGCCCCACAGTCTGAAACCGTTCATGTTCAGCCACGTTGCCACGCCGAACGAGTTGACGACGTTCGCCTGTTCCTGATCCAGCAGCACCTCCGTACCGTCTTTCAGGCAGGCGGCAGAGATTGCCAGCGTCTTGTTGGACGGGCTGACATGAGGAATGTCGCCGTTGGCTGCATCGGTCGCCACGGTCAGCGCCGCCGCCATAGCGGAGCCAGCATAGCGCGTATCACCCACCTTGGCATACAGCCAGACAGGGTAGCAGTTCGGGCTAGTGACCGCCTGCTTCTCTTTCTGCTGCTTTACCTCGGTGTAGGTGGTTGCGCCTGTGGCAGAGCTGTCAATATCCACGATACAAACAGCCCGGAACACGCCGTTGATGTTGCCGGTTTTCGCCTGCAAGCCAGCGGCAACGGTAGCATTCTCCGACCAACCGGGAGCCAGCAGAATACCGGGGGTCATGTTCAGCGCGGGGTAAATCTGACGGATTACCTCCATGCCGGTTTCTACGCCCTTGGCATTCACACCGCCCACAATGTCGGCGGCGGTAACGGCATCGGGGTCGATCTGCACACCACTCACGGTCAGGCTGGTTGCGCTCGCGGCCTTTCCGCCGGGGATGATGGCAATGGTCACATAACCGTCATCGTCAAAGGCTGCGGTGTAGTCCGTGCCAGCGGTCAGGGTCGTAGATGCGGACTTGACAACCAGCTTGTCCAGCAGAATGTCTTTCTGCTCCACAGTTGCAACGCCACTGTTGACCTGCACGGTGGTTTCTGCCATGTCCTTCTTGTGCTTGTTGGGGTCGAGGACGTTAATCAGGATCACCGGCGCAACGCCCATCACCTTGAAACAGGCCCCCATGCTCTGACAGATGGTGTACTTGTCGTAGTCGTTGCTATAACCGACCGCTGCGGTCGCACCTTTCAGGGTGTTTGCCAGCATCGGGGTGTTGGTGCAGTGATAGGGGTCGCTGGCGCGATTGATCGGCGCAGTACCGATCACCACCTGCAAACCAGCGGTAGACTGTACCGGTGCAACAACACCGGTCGGCTGCTCAGTGACGTAAACGCCATGCTTATAAACTGCCATGCGTTACTCCCTCCTTTAGTTCAGTGCCGCCTTAACCGCGGCAAAAATAATACCCGCGCCGCTCTTGGGGCTTTCCAGAGCTGCGCGAGTATTTGCGAAGTCGGCGATGGGAACCATCAGGCCCCGTGCCGCCGGGATTCTGTTCAGGAAGTCAGTCACCGCATCCGGCAGCGCGTCGCCGTCGCTGTACACGGTAAACTGCTTCACAGTGTTCTTTACTGACGGGCCACAGTACACAACAGGGCCGGTCTTTTCCACCGCTGCGGTATTCTCTGCGGCGGTCTGCTTTCTCTCGCTCATATTAACACCTCAATTTCCGGGTTGTTCTCGCTGCTCATGCTGGGGCAGGTCACGTCCATCTGCACGGTAGCGAAGTAGTACGGACTTGTGTTATCCTGCTGGATCGCACAATCAATGGGGAGCAGCACGTTGAAGTAATCGCCAAAGACGTTGTAGACGCGGAAATGCTGGGCCAAATCCTGCATGATGTTGTACAAATCCAGCACCGCCGGGGCTTTCATGTCCCGCGCTCCCTCCGCCTTATTGCGGCTGGGTGTCTGGTATGTACAAATAATCAGGCTCATGTCCACCAGTTCCGGCTCTTCCATCTTGTCGATGCTCCAACCTGCGGCCTTGACCAGAATAAACGGGGCGGCGGCGGCCACTGTGTCCACATCTTCGTCGTTGCCGAAGTCGGTTGGAAATTCAAAGTCGAAGATGTTGAGCGGCTTATCTTTGCCCTGACCGCTGAACGTCTTGCCCTCAAAGAGTTTTTCAAGCTCTTCGTGCAGACACTTCACAGCGTCAACCGGCGTATAGTTGCTTTCTCTCACTTTGCTTTCCTCCCGGCTTGCAGCAGAATCTTGGACACCTCATGCTGTAACCGCTCCTGCAAGATGATCTCGCTGTCCGGCTCCACCTCTTCCCGCCATACCGTACTGTGCATAGCACTGGCCGACGGGCTGGACATGGTGTAGAGTTTTTCTACGATGCCGTTCCTGTTCCTCCATCTTGTCGATTTCGGGTTTGTCGCCGGACGACCGAGAATCCTCTGCACCATGCCAACGTGTCCACTGTCGAACTTCACCAGAAAGCCCTTACTCGCCTGACCGTAATCGGTCTGTCCGCCGGTCAGCGGGGCCATCGGATTTTTCTTCAAGACACGGGAGGTGTGGAACTCAGGCGACAAAACCCAGCTTGTTCCCATGTGAGGAACAGCCGGGTTTGACTGAAAATCGCCCAGATCGTTTCGGCGGCTGGAAATAAAAATCTCTGCCGTTGGATTCTGTGTCGTTGCCCTGTTGCGAATTTTCAGCGCGTTCAGGTGACGACGGCCAGCAGAATTGACGGCATACCGAAGCCGTGCTTGCCGCACCATCATGTTCTTGGCTCTCGTTGCGGTCTGGTTTACTGCATTTTTCATGGCTCTTGGAGCCTTGTCGTGCAGATCACCGAGCGCACGTTCCACCTCACCGATGTTCGGCACTTGCACATCGTAGATTGCTTTTGCCATTACTGCCGCACCCTCTCCAACGTGACCAGATACAAGCCATGTTCCGTCTGGCAGTTTTTCACCGAGTATGTGATTTTGTCATACTCCATCGGTTTCCCGATTTTCGGAGCGGGACCATAATCTTCCGCCCGGACAAAAAATTGCTTTTGCGAAATGTACAAGCCTTGGTCGAAGTTTTGTTTGGCTCCGGCTTCCCAGTGCGATTTGCGTTCTCTCAGGTCTACCTCATACGGCACAACATCGAACTCTTCTCCGTCGATGGTGTGCTTTTCGACAAACTCTTGAAAGAAAACCTCGTCAATGTCGGCCATTGCCATTTCCAGAAAGTCGGTCATGGTTGCACCCGTTACTCCGCGGAGGTCTTGCGGGCCTTTCTGCGGGTCGGTTTGTCCTCCGCTGCGGGCTGCGGTTCAGGCACATCGCTGTCGGCGTCTGCCTGTTCCACGATCTCGCGGGTTTCCTCGTCCGGTTCTCCATAGACTGCCACGCCCTGCTGCACAAGGCGGGCGGCTTCGGCATCATCAAGGCAAACAAATTCCCCCGCCATAATCAGCTTGGCGGGGGCGTGTGCCTTGGGGCGGTGGCCGTAACCACCGGCAATGATCTGAACGATCTTCATGTAGCTGCTCCTTTCCGGTTTAGCCCACCACGTTTGCGGCGAAGATGTACGGGTTCCTGTTCTTGGGAGCGGCCAGAGGACGGCAGCCCAGACGGAGCTTGCGGGTGTCCTTGTCCTGATCCACGACGAACTTCGGAACACGCTTTGCAGCATAGGTCGAGTAGTTCACCTGACCGTAATCCATCTGTGTGATGGAGCCGTACATCATGTGGCCGCAGTTGGGAGCAGTCACCATAGCAGCATCGGCAGGGAAATACTTCTTCGTCAGGCCGTGGTCGTCGGAGTAGGTTTCATCGACGCTGAACACGGTGAGCATGAAGCCGCCGAAGTTCAGAGTACCCATGAGCACAACACCGTCGTACTTGGAAAGCTGCTGGCGAATCTCGCCGGTAATGATACCGCTGTTCTTGTCCAGAAGCCGCTGGGTTTCTTCATCGGTCAGGATGTAGTCAGCAGCATCCGTACCGAGAACCAGATCGACAACGGGCAGGCCGCGGGAGGACAGCATACGGCACATATTACGCACATCGCTGCGATAATCGCCGCCAGCCTCGTTCCACTTCTTTGCCACGGTATACAGGTGGTCGCTCTTTTCGCCGGTGAAGAAGCGCACCTGCTTGGTGTCGCCCTGTGTCACATCGTCGATGTACTCCACCATATCGCAGCCGTTGTTAATCATGGTCTGCGCAGCCATCCACTCTTCGCGGCGGGTAATGCGGGCATCCATGTCGGCCATATCATCCACCAGCAGGCGGGCGGCTCTCTGCTGCTCGTCCATGCCGGGATAGATTGCTTCGCCAAAGCCGCGCTTAGTCAGCTCGTCCAGCGTCAGCAGACGGGACGGTGCGATGTAGGCGGGCTGGATGCTGGTGATCTCATAGCCGCGGCGGGTCATGGGAATGTCGCCAACACGGGGAGCAACAAACGCGGCCAGTTTGCGGTCGCCGTCGCGGTACTCGGTAATAACCTTGTCAGCCTTGAAAATGTCACCTGCACCGGTCGGGAAATAGCGATCTTTGAAGAAGCCGACCGCCGGGACGACCTCTTCAACGGCTGCGGCCAGAATGATGTTGTCGAAGAAATTCAGAAGAATCTCAGCCATTGTATGTATCCTCCTTTCACATCTCAGTCACGGGCAGGACTGCAATGCCGTTCATGCGCAGTGCGCTCTTGTCCGCTTCGGTCATGGTGTACTCGTCCTTGACCACCAGCTTGTCCGGGTTGAAACAGCCAGCCAGATAAACGGTGGTGGTCGCATCGCCGGTGGCCGGGACGGTCACGTCGTCGGTCAGGATGCAGTCAGCGGTCAGCGTGTCGCCGGAAGCTGCGGTGCTGCCCAGAATGTACAGCTTGCCGTCCTTTGCGCTCTTGGCGAACACAGTACCGCGGGTATAGGTCGCTTCTTTACTGCCGGTGCTTGCGATCTTGCCAGCACCGACGCGCTTGGGCGGGGTCAGACCCACGATCAGGTTGTCGTACTCGACCTCGCCCAGCTTTTCACTCAGCATCTTAGTTGCCATAGGTCAGTCCTCCTTTTTGGGGTGCAGCAGGTTCTTGAAAGCGGCCCGCTTCTCGGCATCGGTCGGCTTGGTGTTGGTCACGCCAGTACCGCCCACGCCGCCAGCGGTTGCACCGCCCACGGCATTTGCGCCGCTGGCCTGTGCGTCATCCTGCACATCGTCCAGCAGCTTATGGCCTTTCTTCTTGGCATCCAGAGCGGCGCGGTAGGTAAGCTCCTGTGCGGTGCAAGCCTTTGCGCCATACTTGGCTTCTGCCACCAGCTCGGACGGGATGGTGTCTGCGATCTCGTCAATGGCGGCAAGACGGTCACGTTCCTGCTTCTGTGCTTCTGCACGGGCATCGTTCACGATCTCATTGACCAGATCAGGACAGCCCGCCCGAAGCTCTTCTTTGTTCTTGAACTCCATTTCGGTTCCTCCGTTGTCGTTGTCCGGCTCTTCCGCCGGGTTGCTGTTGTCGGTGGTATTTACAAAACCGCCCTCTGCGGCAGGGGCCACCACAGCGCGGTTTCGTACAAATTCAGGGGCATCGTCGAAAGCACCCGGCACGGCAACGCTGTTGATGAACAGCGCACCGTTGCGGTTTTCGACCTGTGCCTTGGTTTGGTTGCCGGTCGTGACTTCATCCACAAAGCCGTGTTCTTTGGCTTCGTTTGCAGACCACCACGATGTAGCATCCATCCACGCCGCCACTTCCTCGACGGTGTGGCCGGTCTTTTTGGCGTACTGGTTCAGCACGTTGGTACGCATCACGGTCAGCGCATCCATAAGCTGCTGCAAGCCCGCCATGTCCACAAACCCGTTCGGGTTCACCCGGATGGGATGGATCATGTATGTTGCATCTTCCGCCGCCTTGACCACCTTGCAATGGCTTGCCACGATGGTTGCGGCACTGGCGCAAATGCCCTCGATCTGCGCCGTGACTGTGCCGATCCGGTTTTCCAGCAGCGCACCGATGGCCTGTGCAGCCCAAACGTCACCGCCGCCGCTGCAAATGCGCACCGTCAAATCCTCCGTTGCCGGGATCGTCGCAAGATCAGCGGCGAACTCTTTCGGGGTCACTTCATCGCCCATCCAGCTCGTTTCGCTGATGTAGCCATAAAGCAGAAGTTCCGCCGTGCCGCCGGTGTCGGCTGCATTGCGGAACTCCCAAAATTTCTTATTATTCGTCTTTGCCGTGGTCGCCGCCGTCCCGTTCAGGAACAGCGGTTTGCTGTTGTGCTTGCGCTCCTGCAATTTCGTCCACCTCCCGTTTCAGTGCGGCTTCGGATTTCCGTTGCCGCATATTTGCTTCGTAACTTCCGCCGGTCATTTGGGCGGTTTCCTGTGCCGCCGTAGAGAAGCCGCTGTTCACCCGCATCTGGGCGGCTGCGGCTTCGTCCTTGGGGTTGAGGTTTGTCCGTGCTGGGCCGTTCCATGTGCAGTTCATGTAGGCCGCGGCCACAGCCGGGTCAACCAGAAAACCGGGGGCTTTGATCCTGCCCTTGCACACAGCTTCCCGGAACCATGCTTCGTAGACCGGCTGGCAGAAATAATCTGCAAACCAGTCACGGTGCATCCCGGTTGTTCGCCAGAACTCGTTCAGTGCGCCCCGCGCCGCTGAGTAACTTGTGCTGAACTGTTTGTAAAGCACCTCGGACGGAATTTCCAACGCTGCGGCCATCTGCTTCACAATGGCGTTCATGAACGCTTCAAATCCCGTTGTCGGATGTTTTGGGTCTGCAAACTGTACATCTTCGCCGGGATTTAGGTCGATAAACGCGCCGGGAGCCAGCTCTACACTGGTCTTGTCCGGGGTATCCACTTGCACCTCTGGCGGAAGCATCTCGCCGAACGGAACTTCGTCAGACTGATCCGTTTTCTTGATGAAAACCGTGAACATTGCGCTGACGACCGCTGCGGTCAGCTCTGCGTCCGTGAAGCGGCCCAGCTGCTTCAAACTTTCCAGCACCGGAGCCAGTAGCGGCACTCCCCGCACCTGACCGGCGCGGTCGCGCTGCATCAGACACAGGATGTTTTGCCGCCCGGTCTTTGCGCCGTAGGCTTCCACTCTCGTCCAGTGTGATGCTGCAAGACCAGCCGCCGCCGTGCTTGCCAGCGGGTGACGGTCGCAAATCCAGTAGGCAATGACCATTCCCGCCGCATCGGTTTCAACACCTTGCACGATCTTTTCAACATGGCGACCGTTGATCTCGCAGGGCGAAAGCACGTCCATGAAGCTGGGCGAACACAGCCGGTCGGCTTCGATGATCCGCAGTCGCAGATCATACGGCACACCGGGCGACTTCTTGTTTTGCAGCACCGCCACAGCGTCACCGTTCAGCAGGAAACCCGTGAACACGAGCTGTTGGAGCATATAGAAGTTATCCATCCGGTCTGCATCGCAGGTCGGTTTGTTTGCCCACAGGCCAAACTCCCGTGCGATCTGGGCGTTGATCTTCTGGGCTTCTTCATCGGAGATGCCCAGAAATGCGTTGTCGATCTGTGGTGTCGGGGTCAATCCGCCGCACACCACGTTGGTTCGCATCGTCTTGATTGCTCCTGTTGCCAACGGAACGCCCATGAAAGCGTCTCGGCTTCTTTCTCGCAGGACGCGAAGATTATCTTCGATGTCCTCTTTCGGGCTTCCTCCGTGCCATGTCCAGCCTCGCATAGATTTCTTGTGCAGACTGGCTCCATAATTGGAGTAGCCCGAATTGATTGCCCGTATTGCTGACTGAGCAGCAGCACGTTTCACCGCCCGCTCCGGGGCAATCGCCGTGAGCAGGCTATCAAACATTCCCATGTCAGCCCTCCCTTACAGGTCGCGGGGTACAAAATGCCCCATCCGGTTCCTGCCGTTCCGCTGGCGGGAAAGTTCCGTCACCTTGTTCGACCAGTATTCGATTCGTTTACCGATCTGTGTCAGGTCGGCTTTGGTCAGCGACCGATTGCCGATCTGGTAGCTCTGGCCGTGCGACACGCTTTCTTCGGCGGCTACCCAAACGTCCAGCATCCGTTGTGCTGTTTCCAGCGTAATTCCTGCCATTTAGATACCTCCCGAAAGTTGACGACGGCCCCGTGCTTTCTTGACCGGCTGGACAGGCGTTCCGTCTGCATCCGGCTTTTTCAGCACAGGACGAGAAATGGCAAGAGCCGCGGTCGCGTAATTGCGCAGATCCAACGGCTCGTTTCGTTTGTGCTCTTTATCTTTGATTTCCCAGTATTCTTTCAAGCGGCCTTTCACAAACCGCACCACTTTCTTCTCAGCCGTTAAGCCCTTGAAGTATTCCTCCGTGTAACCCGCTTCCGGGTTGGACGGGAAATGGCAGTAGTTCGGTCCGGGGGTCTTGACCTCCAACCGCTGGTAGATGGTCGTCTTGCCAGCGTCAACGCCCAGAATGAACAGCTCCGCCTTGACGCGGTTGTTCTTGGACGGGTTGCGGATGAACGGGACACCGCTGCCGCCCATGCCTTTGATCGCAAAGATACGGCGGTTGAGCCGTTCCTTGGCGAAGCGGTACACCGCATCGGTGTGGTGTCCGCCGGAGTCGATGCAGGTAGCCAACAGCGGGTAGGCCGTGCCGTCCGCCTTGCGCCACGTTTGGAGCAGGAAGTTGTCAAGGTCGTCCCACACCTGATCCGACAGCATATCGCCGTAGATTTTCTGGTAGCGGATGCCCCAGCTCTCCACACCCTCGCCCCAGCCGACCACCTCAACTTCAAAGCGGTCGTCCTGCACGTCAACACCGGCAGTAAGATACAGAACATCGTCCGGCACTTCTGCGGCGTAGATTTCGCGGCGGTTGAACAGCTCGGTGTCCTCCAACTGGATTCCACGCTCTTCCCATGTTTCGCCCAGCTCGGTGTTCACCCAAACTTTCATCTGTTCGGGGTTGCCGTGGTCAAGGGCGATCTTGGCTTCTATGAACTTCTGCACGACCTCTTTCCAGCCCACAAAGGTTGAAGCCAGCGTGTTCAGGTGAAATCCTCTGGCTTCTGCGCCGGGGTTGGCTGCAACGTACTTGCCGTGAATGCCCTGCTCTTTCCACCGGTATTCGTTGGCGATGCAGCCGCACTCCCGGCAGACGTAGCTCACGCCCTTGTCGAGATCATCCGGATCAAACTTGACGTTCTCCCAGAGGAACGGCTGGTATGCTCCGCATTCCGGGCAGGGTACGTTCCATTCCTCTTGCGTAGAAAGCAAGTAGGCATCCTCGATTCTGCTGTCTCCCTTGATGGTGGGAGTGCTGACCATGACGGTCTTGTAGTCCCAAAAGGTCGTCTGGCGTTTCTTTGCCAGATCAAGGGGATCGCCCTCAGTTCCCGCGCTCTTGGGGTAACGGTCGATCTCGTCCGCCAGCAGCACCTTGATGGGGCGGCTGGCAAGGCTGGACGGGCTGTTTGCACCCACAATGGTGATGTGTCCGCCGGGAAAGTTCTTCTTCATGACGGTGTTGCCAGCGTACCGGCTCTTGGTATCTACAAGGCCGGTAAGCCGGGGCGTGTCCCGGATCATGGGAGCAATGCGGTCTTTCGAGAGTGTTTGTCCCATGTCAAGGGTCGGCTGCATACACATCACCGGACAGGGTGCATAGTCCATGTAGTAGCCCAACGGGTTGAGGATGAAAGCATCCGTCTTGCCGATCTGCGCTGCTGACATAACGACGACCGACCGGACGTGAGGATCACCAATGGCATCCATGATAGCCCGCTGGTAGGGGGCTTTCTCGGTGTGCCACCGTCCCGGCTCTGCGCTGGACTCAGCGGACAACACCCGGTACTTGTCCGCCCACTGGCTGACCGTCAGCGGCGGCGGCGGGCGCAGCTTACTTAAAACCTCTGCAAACAGTTCCACTGTCTGCGGTTCAAGTTTTACGGTCCGCTTCTTTTTCATGTTTTGGCTCACCCCTGACACATTCCGGGAACATACACAGAGTAAGCCGCTGATGAATGCGCTTTCCCCACGGACAGCTCTTGCATTTGTTTTTCGGCTTATCCTTTTTCTTCGCCGTCTTGCCCATCTTCATCATCCTTTGGCCGCTCCAACGCGACCTGATAGTTTGAAAACTCTTCCATGATCTCGTGGAAGGAGCTTTGCAGCAAATCCATGATCTTATCCTCGTCGCCGTCCAGCTTGGCGATGTTCGCCGCCAGCTTGTTCGGCAGGGCAAGCAATCTCGAACGCAGGTTCATGACGATGGTGGTCATGCCGGTTATAATATCCGACTTGCGGTAAAGCTCACCGTTCCGCACCTTGTTCTCGGTTTCAGCAGCGATTCGCTTTTCCTTGGTCAGCTTCGCTCTCTCTTCGTTGAGATCAGCCTTGCCGCCCTCGTCGCCCCGCAGGTAGTTGATGTACCGCCGGACGCTGGAACGCAGATCGTATAGGCCGGGGGCTTTCTCCTCCAGCACCCCCTCGTCCCGGAGCTGGCGCACCCGGCGTTCGGACAGGTCAAGATACTGCGCCACTATCTTTGTCGTGTGGAGCTTCTTCTTCATCCTCTTCGTCCCCCTCCGGGTCTACATCTACCTCACCGGTCGCCCGCATCTTTGCAATGTCAAGGCGGGCCAGTTCCAGAGCGTACCGCTTTTCAAATTCTTCTTGCTGGCGAATCTGGGTCGTAAGGGAAATTATTCTGCCGGAAACCTTGTTCAGAGCTTCCCGCAACTGCGTCACCCGGACAAAGGCACTGTCTTTGTTGACCATCGCCATCTTCTGCACGGCACTGTCCGCCGTCTTGCCCTCGGCATCCGGGCCGGGTTTGCGCATATCGGTGATGGTGGCCGTAAACAGTTCTTCCGGGCTGCACTTCTCGTACTCCGCGATCTTCTCCATGATGTGCCGCTGCTGAATCCGCAGCAGCTTCAACTCATAGGCGTTGTTCGCGCTGGCCCCGGTGGGTATCGCATCCAGCCACGCCCGTTCCTCTTCGGTCAGCCGGTCAAGGTGGATGGTGCTATATGCGCCGTCTTTCTCCGCGTTGGTGTTGCCATCCGGCGCACCGCCACCGGTGTTGCCCTTGGCGTTCTTCTTGCCCCGGCTGTTCTTGTTGCCGGGTTGCCCGCCGCGCTTGCGCTCTATGGCATCTTCCCACTGGTCGATCCTTTTCCAGTTGCGGACTGTGCCATAGGTCACGCCCAGCTCATTGGCAAAGTCTTTGAGATTGATCTTCTCGCCCGACCGCCGCCGCTTGACGTACTCAGCCTTGGCGGTGTCGCGCTTGTCGTTCCGCTTCGGCATCCTGCATCACTCCTGCACCCCGTTTCCAGAATCCGCGCAAAAGAAAAAGCCCCACGACATAACGCCGTGGAGCTTCGCTTACTTTTCACTGTACCCATTATACCCGGAAAAGTGTATCACAGTGTATCATTTTGAAAATTTTTCCGAAAAAATCCCCCCTAACTTTTTCAGACCCCCCTCCGGGGAAGTGCAAAAAAGCCCCTATACCTAGAAAATTTTCGGGCTTTCGGACCCGTGAGTGGAAGAATCTTCCTCCCCAGTACCTTGCCGGTGGCCTGAAAAATGGTAGAAAAAGGAAGAAAAGACCGAAAAATCGGACTTTTTTAGCCGTCAAAATCGCCAAAAATCCGGGAAAAATCCCGCCAAAACAGCCCCAAACCCCGGCAAAATGACGGAAAAGCAGCGGCAAAACACCGGCGGCGGGCATCCTTTAAGGTATCGCGGGGCGGGCTGAACTGGTGACAGCCTGTCACCGATTCGACCCGGCGCGGGGCGGCGGCGGGGCATCATCGGCCCGGCGCGGCCTGTCCGGGGCGATCTGTCCGGCGGGGCGGGGTGCTGCCCTCTCCTATATAGCTATGTAGGGCGCGGCGGGGTGCGATCTCCTACCGGCGCGGCATCATCGGCCCGGCGCGGGGCGGGGGCGGGGTGCTGCCTGTCCAGCGTCCAGCGGCGGCGGGGCGCGGCATCGTCTGCCCGGCGCGGCCTGTCCGGGGCGATCTGTCCGGCGGGGCGGGGTGCTGCCCTCTCCTATATAGCTATGTAGGGCGCGGCGGGGTGGATGCTGTCGGCATCATCGGCGGGGCGCGGGGTGCAGATCGGCGGCATCATCTGCCCGGCGCGGGGCGGCGGCGGGGTGCGATCTCCTACCGGCGCGGCATCATCGAGCCGCCACGGAAAAGCCACCCACGGAAAACACCCCACGGAAAAAGGGCAGCAAAAAAGAGGTAGGCGCGGCGGCGGGTCGTGTCTACCTCTTTTTTCGCGTCATTCTTCCGGGGCGGTCATTCTTCCGGGGTGTCGTCCGGGGCGGGCGGCTGGAATCCATCGCGGGCCATTCTTTCCCGCGTGGCTGTCAAAATGTATCCTTGCACACTTTCGCCCGCTTGAGCGGCGGCGGCTTTTATTTTTTCCGCGTCCGCTTTCGGCGGTTTCAAATTTATTTGTGCGCATTTTGCTAAATAGCGATTATTCGTTATTTTTTTCTTTTCATTTATGGGCATTTTGTTCACCTCTTTTCGTTTCGGAATCATTATAACATATTTTCCGGCATTGTACCATGTGCAATTTTGACAGCATGGTACAATGTTTTTTGTGCAAAAGGTAGATTGCATGGTACAATGCTTGACAGTTTCGTTTTTGCATGGTACAATGCAATCACAGCAAAGGAAACACCGCAAAACAGAAAAAAAGAGGTTACATTATGGACGCTGAAAAAATGACGATCACCCTTGACACCGAGGACATGAGAACCGTTCTTGCAAGTGTCGGTTTCGTGGTTTGTGACTGGAAAGAAAAAGCCCGTGATGAAAAGTCCGGCAAGATGGCGCATGAATCCGCCGTGCGGAATGCTGAAATGTGGGAAGCGATTTACCAGAACATTCTCCAGCAGATGAAAAATCAGGGGTTCTAACCCGCTGCCGGACACCTTGACGAGCCGCACCGCTGAAAGCGACCCGATCCCAACACCCCGCCGGGGTGAATCAAACCAGAAAAGAGGTGAAAAGCATGAATAAAGAGTTTTTCAAGCTGCCGAAAGCCGTCAAGCGGGCAGTTTGGGCTGCTCTTCTTGCCAAATGGCAAAAGAAAAAGCCCGCCACCCGGTAAAGGGTGACAGGCTTGCAAGATAGGTTTTCGAGTTCCGATCTTGCAATGATTTTACCAGCTTTCGCCGGTAAAGTCAAGCGGACACTTTCAAGGGCTGCACCGCTGCCGCAAAAGCAACCCTATGCCACCGCCCCGCCGGGGTGAATCAAAATCAAAAGGAGATCGAGAACATGACCGCATTCGACAAGAAAATAAACCAGATCGCCACCCGTCACCGGTGGAACATCGAGAAGCAAGCCCGCGCCGCTGTCCCTTGCTACATCATCGCCGCCCCAACTTATGAGGATGCCGGGAAGATCGTTGCCGTTCTGAACCGCTGCAAGGGCTTGCACCATGAAACATTGACCCCGATTCACTATGAATCGTGGGCGGTCAAGGTGTATGACGCTGGACAGATCACCGCCTACCGGGAACGCGAACGGCAAAAAGCCGCCCTTGTTGATGCTTTCTATATGGCATTGAAAGCCAACGGCGGCGACCAGAACGCCGCGAAAGCCGCCCAGCGTGAAAAGGCGGTGCAGTGGAACGCCGTCGAAGTGTTCAATGAAATTTACGCATGACCCCCGGATACCTTGACGGGCCGCACCACGAAAAGCGACCCGATCCCAACGCCCCGACAATAGCCGGGGAAAAGCACGAAAAGCCACACCACGAAACAAAAAGGAGAAACAACCATGAAACGAATTTTGACCGCCGCCGCACTTGCCGCCGCGCTGCTGTCCAGCGCACCCCGCGCCGCTGCCGCCTGTCCCTACAAAGTCGGCCCTTTGGGGCGGTATATCGCCCCGGCCATTGTGAAAGGCATGACCGCCACCAACGAAAATCAGATCGAAGTCTGGTGCAGTGACGCGCTGGACGGTGACGACTGGTTTTTCATCGTGGACAACGAAACCGATCTACGGATTTTTGACCGGATCGATCTTGTGGTCGATGCCAACGGAACCCCGGACGATTTCAGCGACGACAAGGTTATTGATGCGCTGTATTGCCACGATTGCGACGAAACCGAAGATTGAACCCCGCCGGATACCTTGACGGGCCGCACCGAACGAAAGCGACCCGATCCCATTCCCCCGGCACACCGCCGGGACGATCCACAAAACGAAACACGAAAGGAAGTATTTACCATGACGAATAAACAGATTATCCGCGCCGCCGCTGAACGTCTCGACCCGGCCACGCTGCACCAGATTGCCGCCGTACACCACACCCCGGAAGAGATCGCCGCCGTTGCTGCATCTTGCAAGATCGTTGACAAGGACGGCAACGAGAAGCCCGCCACCGCCGCGGATATTGAGATCATGTTTGCAGCGGACGAACTGCACACGTTCGACTATTGGAAGAAAGAGGGCAAGAGCGTCAAGAAAGGCGAAAAAGCGTTGATTGAATGCTACTTGTGGAAGTACACCACGAAGCCCAGCAAAGAGCAGCGCGAAAAGGCCGCAGCAGAGGGCAAGGAAGCCGCACCCGATCCGCATTACTATCCTACGAAATCCCATCTTTTCAGCTGCTTACAAGTTGAGAGCAGCAAGCCCGCCCCGCAAGCCCGGTTCAAGTCCACGGCGGAGATCATCGCTTACAACAAGCAGCTTGCCGCCGAACGCAAGGCCGCAAAGGAAGCCGCCGCAAAAGCAGCCGCCGAAGCCGACCACGCCGCGCCGATCATCGTTGAAGAGCACCACGAACTTCCCGAACTGGTTCATGTTGAGCCGCTGCCCACGAAACCTGCCCCAAAGAAGTCCCGCACCACGAAAAAGCCCGCCGCCGTTGCCGTTGACATGGAAGAGTTAGAGCCGGTTTTTGAAAAGTGGTATTCCAACTTTTACCGCACTCACGACGACAACGACAGCAAGGAATACCGGGAAGCTGTCAAGACGTTTGACCAGAAGAGCAAGAACGACCCCGAATTTTCTTCCATCGTGCAGCAGTTCACAAATCATCGTTGCGACTTTATCAGCAGCGACCGCGAAGCCGCCGCGTTTGTAATGGCTCTCGACGAACTCAACCACAAGCGCAACGCCCCCGAAATGGTCCCCAGCGTCCAGCAGCTCGATTTTGAGAGCATCGCCGCAAATCTTCTCGCATGACCCGCCCCGGATACCTTGACGGGCCGCACCGGACAAAGCGACCCGATCCCAACGCCCCGCCGGGGTGAATCACGAAAACGAAAAGGAGATTATACCATGACCGCCAACGAAGAGAAGAACGAACTTGTTGTTGTGGATGTTCCCAACGTCCATATCTACGCTTTCACCGTGTCCGGCTGGCCCACGCCCCGCACCGCCGAAGAGGTGTTGAACGCCGCCCGGAAGAGCAACGCCGAAAGCATCCAGCGGATCACCCAGATCATCGAGTCCGGCGACTACGAAAGCGACCGGGGATATTGGGAAAGCCGCCTTGCGCAAGAAAAGGCCCGCTCTTATGCCGTCATGACCTACGGCGAATGGCTGGACTTTGAGCGGGAAAAGCTGCTCACCCCGGAAATGGTCGAGATCACGAAACAGGACTATGAGAACGCGCTGAACGTACTGCCGCCGCGCAACTGGCACACCCGGAACAACGTCGAAGAGTTTTGCAGCCGGGAAATGTACAGCGGCACTTACACCACGCAATATGCGTTCCAGCTTGTAACGGGCCGCTACTTTGTGAAGATGGTTGATTGCGCTGATTCTTCCACATGGTTGAGCACGATTTTAGCCCAGCAGTGAAACGGATACCTTGACGGGCCGCACCGTAAAGCGACCCGATCCCACACCCCGCCGGGGTGAATCCAACACGAAAAGGAGAACAAACCATGACGACCCCGAACGATAGCCGGGACTTTTACCCTACCCCGGACAATCTCGCGTGGGAAATGGCTTACAGTCTGCAAAGCACGAAATACGGCTGGAAGCACCTACCGCAGCCCATCCTTGAACCCTCTGCCGGTGACGGCGCACTGGCCCGCCAGATTCACGCCGTTGCAGAGATTCGGCACGATCCCAAAACGGGAGAACTTGACCGTTACAGCACGAGCAAGGCGAAAGAGTTTGATCTTGACTGTGTGGAACTGTCCAGCGACTTCCGCGCCAAACTGAAGAAAGACGGTTTCCGCGTGGTGCATGACGATTTTCTCACGTTCCGCCCCGCGAAGAAATACGCGGCGATCATCATGAACCCGCCTTTTTCCGCCGGTGCTGCTCACTTGCTCAAGGCTTTAGAGATTATGAAAGACGGCGGCAAAATCCGCTGTCTGCTCAACGCCGAAACGATCCGCAATCCCTACACGAACGAGCGGAAAGAGCTGGCGCAGAAGCTAAACGAGCTCAACGCCCAGATCAAATACATCCCGGACGCTTTCAAGAACGCCCGCCGCGCCGCCCGCGTTGAAGTGGCGTTGATCTCCGTTGACATTCCCGACAAGGAGCCAGTAAGCAAAATCCGGCTGGAGCTCAACAACGAAATGACCGACCGCATGAAAGCCGATCCGCAGCTTGCCGCGCTGGTGTCTGCTGATCCCATCGCCGCCGCGGTGGAACGGTACAATGCCGCCGCCGAGGGCATCCGCCGTATTTACGAAGAGTACAACGGAATCAAGAGCCTGTTTTCTGCCGCTACCGCAGACGACAAGGAAACCGAAGTGCTGAACTTCAACAAGAGCTATAACGAAGCGATTCACAGCTTGCGCAGCTTGTACTGGAAGAAGCTCTTTGACCTGCCGCAAATCCGGGACAACCTCACGCAAGCGATGCAGTGCGAGTACCAGAACCGAATCTCCGAGCTTGCCAACTACGATTTCAGCCCCTACAACATTCTAACGATCCGGGAAGAAATGTCCGCCAACATCGTGCAGGGCATCGAAAGCGAGATCGTGGAACTGTTCGACGACTGGACGAATCTGCACTACAATTCCGAATACTCGAAGAATGTCCACTACTACAACGGCTGGTGTACGAACGAAGCGTACAAAGTCGGCAAGAAAGTGATCTTTCGGTGTTCGGCGTGGGGCGATTACTCCGGGCGGTTTGAACCCGGTTGGAACGCTGAGAGCTGCCTGTCACGAATCGAGCGCACCCTGCACTATCTCGACACGAACGGCAAGAAGTACAACGGCGACGAACTCCGGGCAACGCTCAAAGCCGCCGAGGAGAGCGGACAAAGCCAGAACGTGCAGTTCCGCTACTTCACCGCCACTTTCTACAAAAAAGGCACTTGCCACATCACATTCACGAATGACGACGTTTTGAAGTCGTTCAACCTGTTCGCCAGCCAGAAGAAAGGATGGTTGCCGCCGTCCTACGGCAAGAAATCCTACCACGACATGAGCAAGGCAGAGCAGAAGATCGTGGACAGCTACGAGGGCGAAGCGAGTTACACGGACACTCTTGCACGGCATCTGATCCCCACGAAAGCCACGCTTTTACAGCTTGGCGAATAACGGATACTCTAGCCGGGTTGCACCGTTCAAAGCAGCCCAGCCCCAGCCGCAAGGCTACCACAAAATGAAAAGGAGATACAAACCATGCGTGAATACGATCCGAACCATCGGTATCAGGTCATTACCTGCGCTTCTGCCGATTTCACCGACGAAGATATGAGTTTTCGCACCATTGCCGAAGCCCGTACACGAATCGCCTATCTGGTCAAGGAGTATGCAACAGACGGGCGCGATCTGGACGGGGCTGCAATCCTCGACCGCAAAACGAACTGCTGCACCCATCTTTTCGGGTGCGCGAAGCTGTCCGTGTTCTCTGTCGAAGTTGCTGCACGTTCCACGCCCCGCAGATACCCCGGTATGCCCGCGGCCAGCACGATTTACTACTTCATCTACTGCAAAGGCCCCAGCGACCAGCATTTTACCCTCTGCGACCCGTGGGGCGGCAGGCGCGGCATGAAAAAGGTTTTTGCGCCCCGGTTCACGAAAGATCAGGCGGACAAGGTTGTTGCACGAATGACCGAGCGAAGCCCCGGCTTTACTTTTCAGCGGCGACCGGCCCGCTGAATCTCCGCACCCGGTTCCCCGCCGGGGCATTCTGTGTTATACTTTTTCCAACGAGTTCTACTTTTTCAGCGCGAAATGTTGAACTCAAACCACGAAACGTGTAAAAAGGAGGTCTTTTTGTGAACGAAGCCCAGTTTTTCGCGCCTTGGCGCATTGTTGCCGAGTTTGCAGACGATTCCCGGCTAACCTTTGACGGGTTGACCGAACAGCAAGCCTATAACGCTATGATTGCCGCCCAGAATGAACACGGCGACATTGGATGGTGGGACCATGTGACCGACACGAATTACACCAACGGGCAGTATTATAAGATGCTTTCCCAGCCGCCCACGGTTCATGCGGTGGATTTCTCCGGCTATGACGGTCCTCTGGACGAAAACGGTTTTCCGGTCGGCCTGCCGGTCGAGATCAGCGAGTATATGAAACGGCAGGGTGAGCCGCCCAGCGTCCCGAAGATCATCGTCAAGAAGAACGAGCCAAAACACGAATAACGAAGAACATCCCCCGACGGAATTGCCCGCCGGGGGATGTTCTTTTTCTTGTATTCGCAAGTTTGTTTTTCTGAGCGGTTCGGAGGATTCGCGGAAGCGGTTCATTGCACACGCGCATAGAGCTTTACCAACTTGCCTTTATGGACAGGTTTCCGGGCCGTTTTGCTGGACACGATTTTAGCATCTATTTCTCCCGGTTCTGATAGATTTTCTATCACTTTCCCGGCATATCCAGCAGACCGGCTCTTTTAATCGCGCGCGTCATACGCGCGGGAGAGGATTTCTTCAATCATCGGAATTTCATCGAACATCCCTCCCAGAACTGCCAGAGCTGCGTCTTTCCACCTCTGCGCAGTGATTTTCTTTTTCTCGATTGAGATTGCAATGCTTTCCCACGTTTTTTGTAACGACCGATCGGAGTAGACATACCGCCCTTTCAGGATCGTTTTGTAATCATCGTTCAGGCGGTCTAATTTCTGCCGGATTTCCTGCAAATCCGATTTCAACACAACCCGTCTGACCGTCAGCTCATTCTCCCGATTCTGGTACTCTTCATTGTCAGCCAGCTTGACGGCGAGGGATGCGGTGCTGTCGCCGGGTGTGCTGCCGTGCGGCATCCCATCCATTGCAACACCTTTGATCGGGCTGTACCTGTCTCGCAACTCCGCCAGTTCCATGTTTACGCTATCCAGCTGCTTCTCGATCTTTCCGTAGTAGAGCAAAATCTGTTCCGTGTCCTTTTTCTGCATCCGCGTTTATCCCCCTGAACTTCAACTCTCAGATTTCTTTCCCGAAAATCGTCTTTTTACCGGGTTCATTGTCGATTGCCATTTCAACGCCTGTCGCTTGCTCATAGCACCGGGCCATTTTGTAGTAAGCCACATACTCACCATCTTTCGACCACTCAAGGAATTGCCGGAAGTTGTCTTGAACCTCTTTCAGGGCAGTGTCTATTTCCTCCGGTGTGTATCCGAACCCTCCCATTACCTCAACGAAGAACCGGATCACGAGATCACCCGCTCCGCGGCGTTCGTATAGCCGCACCCTTTCCCATTCCTTGCGCGGCCACTTCTCGACCGGCAGCGAGAACCCCGCTTTCATCATCGGGTCCGTGCGCTTGCGCAGATTTTCCCGTGCTTTCGGAGTACCGTACACGTTTTCTTCAAGCGCGTACACCTCGCTCCGACGGATAAGCTCTGCCGTCCAGCGGTCAACCCCGTTTTGGTCAAGGTCGAAAAGGTTCTGCGCGGCGATGATGGCGCAGTACGTCACCACCTGCCCCACAGCGGCTCTGTTGAGTTCCGTGTTCTTCGCAGTGTCGTCCTTTGCAACTACGCAACGGTTTACCGCTTTTTCGTACATCATCTTCCGCACTTTTGCCGGTGGCATAGATTTCCCCATATTCTTCATCCTTTCTGTTTTGCAAGTTTCTTCCACGCTTTGACCTCTGCCGCCGTGTCTGCCGTGATGTGCTCAACAAACCGCCAGCCCTTTGGCTCTGCAACGAGGTCAATAAACATTCTTCGGCGGTGTATGTAATCGCGTTGCTGCCGCCGTACAAACTTCGATTTCACTTCTACGGCTTCAACTGTGCCGTCTGCATAGGTCAGCACAAAATCCGGGGTGTAATGCACCGCCGGGAGCTTCACCGCGTCGTACTCCTTCGCAGGCAGAAGCAAGAATGTGCGGTGCAGTTCCACCTTCACAATCTTTCCAGTCTGCACTTTGGGCAGAATTGTCCCCATGTAATACTCGTACTCGCCCTGACTGTCAAAATCCATGCCGACTTTCTCAGCGGTGGCAACTTCGGCGGCGATGGGCTGCGGCAAGGCGCACTTTCCCCGGCTTCTGGCCGCGATCTGCGCTTCTGCCTGCGCCCGGTATCTTGGCGGCAGGTCGTCCAGTGTCAAACGGTTCAAGGCCGATTCCTCCTGTTCTTCCGCTGCTCCGGCTTTCGGTATAAGCGCACGATCAGGTGACGGGTAGCGTTGCCGGTTATGATGCACTCGCACCGATGCAGGGTGTAACCGGGGTACATCCGTTCCCAGTAGTCCCGATCTTCCAACCGGTTCTCGCAAACATCTTTCAGCCGGGTGCGGCTCATTTTTCCGTCATTTGGGCGCGGCATCTTCGGCGGTTTCAAGCCGCGGCTCTGCCGCCAGTGACGCTTGCAGCGCACGTTCTTTGTGATGTACTTTGCAAGGGATTCAATGCTGTTGTGGTCAAACTCCAACGGTTCGCAACGAGCCCTGCCACGCTTTCCCCATGCCTTTTCCACCATTTCGCGGGTCAATCCCGCCGGGTGTGACATGATAACGTGATGGTGGTGACGGCCAAGCGGCTTATCCCCGTCCATCGTGCAATACTCCGAAACCACGATCCACTTCGGGTGTTCGATTCCGTTTTTGTCGCAGACGCGGTACAATGCTTTGATGGCATTTGAAAAATCCCGGTCGGCACGTTGGAGATCGCCGGGCGCGGGGTGGTGCTCTTCGTTGTAGGTGTATGTAACGGAGTAGTCGCCGGGACGGAAGTTCCGGTTTGCCAGCAGTTCCAGATACCGGCCACTCTTGCGCAGATTATACGCTTCCTTCGCAATGCTGGTGGCAAGCTCTTTCTTTTTTCTGGTGCTTGCCTTGTGCTGCTGCTCTGTCACCTCGAAAAAATCCACCTGCATAGAGGGAGCCGTGTCGTAATTCATGCCGCAGATAAATTTCTGTTCCCGAACCCGAAAGCCGCCGGTCATATCCTTCACGATCTCCTTTCCGCAAGCGTCATGGAATTTTCTCAATCATGGACCACAAACACGAGAGGGGGAACGATGCAGAGGGGAAACACCGGGCCGCGTTCCTTTCGTTCTCTATTCCGATAAGCTTCTGGAACGCCGCCCTCGTTTTCCCTCTGCACTCCCTTTCCCCGCCGGGGAAAAGCTCCTGTTTTCTCTCTGATTTCTCAGAATGTCCCTTAGTTTAGCTCCGATATACAAGCCCCTTGCCGCCTCGTCAGGGCGGCAATTTAACGACGGACGCTCTTTATATATAAGGTAGAGGGCTTGTCTTGTTTATTTCAGCAGGGCGAATTTGAACCAATCCGGCAGGTCGGATGCTGCAATAAAATACTTTACCACCAGCACCACGGCAAGAATAATCACCGGTGCCAGCAGGTACAGCCAGCCAGTGAGATAAGCGCCGAACTCACTTTTCTTCTTTTTCATCTTCGTCTTTCCTTTCTTCCCATTCAGGGCAGGTATTTTCCGGGTCAGTGAAGTCCGCCCGGTACTCAGAATTTCCGTTGAAGCACACCCATGTATAGCCGTCACGCCATGCACAGGTGGAACATTCTTTTTTCATGTTCTGCGCCTTTCTTCTATAATCGAACCGCACACTGGACAAAAACTCCCGGCGCAATCGTCCAAACGGTGATCGCAGTTAGAGCAAAACGGCACTGTGTATTCTTCGAGTTTCAAAACCCGCTGTGTATAAACCTGCTTTCCATCGTACAAACACTCGTTTGTCGGAACAGGATCATATACGACAAACTGCTTGGGCCGTTTTCTCCATGCGATGTGCGCCACCGGGCGCACCCCCTCCGGGGCGACCCTCGGTGCGTTCTCAACCACGCACATGATCTGTTCCACTTCATCTTCCATGTCCGGGTTACTTTCGCCGCCCAAAATTTCAGGCACGTTCTCCCGGATTCTCCGAAGCAGCTCTTCCGTGTTGGTAAACTGTTCCATCTCAATTTCTCCCAGCTTTCAGCGCACATTCCGTGCAAACAAACTTCATATCCGGGTTGACCTGCAAAACCAGCTTCGCGTTGTTGGTCTGATACCAGCACTCCCGGCCACACTCCGGGCAGATTTTTAACTTCCAGTCTGCCTCCCGTGGGTGCTGGATGTTCTTTTTCAGTGGCATCATGCCGATTACCTGTAAGACACTACCCATGACCTTCACCTTTGCCTTTCAGTTTCAGCTCTATTTTCGGCATGGGCTGATCCGAACGGTTCATCGGTTCATAGAAATCGACCCACTGCCCACCCTCCGGGAAGTCGTGCCACGCAAGCGCGTACCGGATCGTCAGCCAAACGGTTTCTGCTCTGTATGCTTCTTTCATGGTTGTGTCGATAGATGCAGGCGGAACATTCTGTCTCCAAAGTGCGTCCATTCCCTGCCGCATCTGGTTACGAAGCCGCATACACTTGAGAAAATCCGCTTCGTGGTCTTTATGAAACTGCTTTCGTTCTTCGGTCGTGTGACACTGCTTTTCCATCTTGTCCACATAATCCCAGCAGCAAACCTCATTGGTGAAGTCCTCAAACTGGCCCATGCGGAACCGGAGGTATTCTTCGCACGCCTGCTTCACAGCCTGTGCCGTTTCCCGGCTCATGGTGATGGTCACAGTCTCGACCTCTGCCGGGGCCTTATTTTTGACATTCATCTTGTCACCTCAACAAATCCTGACAGGCATGGCGCCATAGCCATCACGCACCAAAATTCCTTCTTTTTCAGTGAAAAACATTGTCGTCTTGAAGGGGAAATTTGCTCTACCGATACCCGCTTCGTCAGCAGCATCAGCCAGCATTTTACACGGGCCGTAATCGCTCCCGATTGAAAAGCCGAAAGCTGGAATGCTTTTCGCGTATTCCTCAATGCTTTTTGTCAACGCCGCCTTGAATTCGTTCACCTGATCCAGCGTAATGTCCTGCTTTGCCATATCTGCGAGGAAGCACGCTGTAACAGAGGTAAAGCTGTCGTCTCCGTTGCTGTGCGGCTGGTGATCCAGCAGCTTCCCAGCCCACCAGCTGACAGCCTTTTCAATATCGTTCCTTGCCAAAATCATGCCGTTTTCCCGCCTTTCTTTTCCAGAGGTGCAGGCTCCGTTCCATAGTCCGGCACCTTGCCACCCGGCCAGTTGTGCCGCTGGCTGCGCTCGTACTTTTTGACCATCGCTGCCACCTGAATAGCTTCAACAGCCAGATTGATAGCCGCTTCCCGGATTGCCCTGAAATCATCTTTCGGCACGGTCTGGTTTGCCTTGACTGCATTCCACATCCGTGTTTCGATGTAGAGTTTCAGCGGCACAATCGCCTGTTCTGCTTCTTCCAGCTCTTCCCGGACAACATTCTGTCCCTCGTGGGGACTTGCGAACTGGCGGAAGCGTTTGTTCGCTTCTGCCAGTTCCTTGTTTACCAGACGACGAACATCTTTTCTTACTGCGTCCATTATTTTTTCTCCGTTTCCAAATTTTCAAGTTCTTCTTTTTGTACTTCAATTACCGGCCCTGCAAACGCAAACGGAATAAATGCCGGGTGCTGCATTTCTGCATAAAATTTACCTTTTTGCACAGCTTCTTCCCAGCTTTTCGCCGCGATTCTATAACCAACTACCGGTGCTGGTCCCGGTGAATCTATGTGCTCTGTCCCGCTAAACATCACATCGTATTCTTTCTCGACCGCCGGTTCTTTCTCGATCAACTCCACCACGGCCAGCATTGCTTCCTGATATGCGAGAAATTCCTTGCCTTCATATCCGCAGCCTTTTCCTGTTGTGTCGATTTGTTCCAACAAATGCTGCTTATTTATCATTTCGGCCATGTTTCTTCTCCCGCCATCACCCTTCTTGCACAAAACTGGTTATAGCAGTCCTTGCACGAATACCGCTTCCAGACAATTCCGTCCGTGTTTTCTTCTCCACAATAGACCATTGGCCTACCGCAATTCTGGCATATCGGCCACTTTGGAGCAGGGCGCGGAACCACATTTGCTGCCGGTTCCTTTTCCAGAACAGACACAACGCCGTCATAGATTTGCGATATTCTGATTTCCGGCGCGGGACCGGTTGAAAACGGATTGCTCGCCGCTTCCGCGACTTCTCTTCTTTTCTCGCATTTTAGCCGTTCGATCAGCTTCGTTGCGTTGATGTATTTATCTTGCATTTTTCTTCCTCCGTTCAGAAACAGTCTATGTCGTCCAGCAAGTTACCGATCAACCAGTTTCCCGCCTTTACAGCAGCGTTCAGCCAGTAAATTATCCATTGCGTAACGCCAACGGTCGTTCTGTACAGAATCGACTTTTCGCTTTGCTCCTTTAGCTCCTTTTTTTCCTCGATTCTAGTCGTGCTCAAATACCTGTAACTCTCTTTGAGATTCCGGTTATCCTCCCGTAATTCAAAATTTTCAACCGCTATTCTGTTCACGGCTTCTTCAAGAGCTTTATTTCTCTCGGCCAAAAATTCAGCATCTTCGGCGGTATACGGCGGACACATAACTCTGACGTAAAATTCTGGTCTACCTCTCATTCTGTGTCCTCCTTGTCGTTGAATTTGAACCCCAGAAAATCAGCAACGCCATAATTTCCACCACCGCAGGAATGACATTTGTAAAGCGTCGGTTCCATTACCTCTTCCGGCTTTTTCTGGCGGACAGCCCGATACATTATGTCCATTACAAACTGCTGGTTTTCTTTCTCTCCGCTGGTGGAGCACTCCACATACTCTTTTCCGCACAGGCGGCACTTGTACATAGCGTCAATCCTTTTCATCGTCTGCTTCGTCCTCCGCTTCATCCGGCAGATCATCGAATGTGTATTTGCTCTCTTCCCGCTCGCCAGTATGCGTTTCTGCCAGCATAGCTACCAGCTCTTGCAGTGTTGCTTCCGCATAATCGTTCAGCGAGTACGACGTTACGGCTGCTCGTACTCTCATACCGTTTTTTACCACAAAGTACGTTCTTCCGTTGCCGAGCTTTCTTTTGTAGAATCGAATGAAGCCATTGTTCTTGATTTCATCTTCAACCGGCGCAAGCTGCGACCAGCAGATAAGGCCAGCCATCTTTTTATCTTCCGTCACCAGCGGGATAAGCGTTTCTCCCATGTAGTAGATGCCGACGGCCATTTTCTTTACTTCTACTTCGTTCTTGACGTTATCGTCCAGATTGAACCCCTCAAGATCGCTTTTGTATGCGCAATCAAAATCGTTGTAGACCACCTTTTCGATCATGGTATCTTCGCTGATTCCCAGCAGCGCACCCATTTGGCTGCGGTTCAGCGGGAGCGGGAAGCCTGTCGCACAGTAGATAGCCGATGCTGTTCCAATATAAAAGTCGTCGCTCTTGATATTGTGAAAGACGTTGCACACAAGCTGTCGTTTCACCATCTTTGTAACTCCCGAAAGTTTCATATTCAAACCACCTTTCTGATAACTGCAAACGGCGCATATCCGGGAAACTGTTCGTCTGCGGATTTCTCCGCCGCTTCACCGGCTTCGCGTTCCGTTTCCGCTTCAAATTCCTGTCCGATGATGATGCACGGCGCAGTCACGCCAGCACCATTCCAACCGGCAACGCTGATGTAGTACCTGTTCACAAGTCCCGCACCTCCGTTACACTGTCCACTTGGATTTTCTGGTACTGCGGGTAGTACAGGGCCGCTTCTTCTTTTGCCTTGTCCGCTGCGTCAAGTGCTTTCTGTGCTTCTATGCGGTACGGCAGATAGACCGGCGTTTCTTGCCTGTGGCGGTTCGCGTTGCTTCTCGATCTGCTGCACCGTAGCATGACTAAGTATTTCGGCATTGTCCTTTCCTCCTGTTAGTTTCGGGCATTTCCGGGCTTGAACCGGTAGGGGCCTGTCCCATGCTCACATAATGGAGCCGCCGCGCCGGGCGGCTCCGGTAGGAGAAGATCAGTTGATCCCGTTTATAACGGGAATGCTACCGTCCCCGCCAACGTATGTAGGCAGTTCGCCGTTCCAGAGGGAATCGACGTTTGTGATTCGGTAGTATTCCAGCAGATTGCTATTCAGGCTGTCATTGAGGGCGCGGTTTGCTTCCGCTTTCTTTTCGGCAACGTACAGCTCCGCGTCCGCCGCAACCTTGGATTTCTCCGCTTCGGCATTGGCCGCAATCAGATCAGCGTCCGCCGTGGCCTGCGCTTCAACACGACGTTTCTCCGCATCGGTTTCCGCCTTTTCCTTTTCCTGCTGGGCCTTTACTTTTGCTTCAACGGCATCCGTAAATGTATCAGTGAAGTCGAAGTTAGTAACGCTGATATACTGCAAGTCGATGTTGTACTCTGCCAGCACCTCCCGCAGCTTTGCGTCCATCTGTGATGCAACGGCATCTCGATTCGAGATCAGGCTGCTTGCGTCGTAGTGGGCGACCACGGCCTTGACCGTTTCCTGCACACGGGGAGTAATCAGAGTGTCCTCATACTTCTTGCCGACCGACTTGTAGATCACCATAGCGTTTGCCTGATTGATTCGGTAGCTGACAGCGACCGACGTTGCAACTTCCTGAATGTCAGAGCTGAACGCCGACAAATCCATGCTCATTTCCTGAACACGGTTATCCATCTTTACGATGGACTGCCACGGTGCTTTGAACACCACACCGGCATCCTTCGTGCCATCTTCGACCTTGCCGAATGTGGTTACAATTCCGGTGTAGCCGGTTGGGACATAGGACACACAGGACACGCCGATCATGATAACGGCGACCACGCCGGGAATAAACGCTGCGGCCTTGCCCTCTTCGGACAGGAGCCGAACGGCCAGCGCAACCAGCGCGGCCACCACTCCGATGATGAAAAAGATCATATTTCCTCACTTTCGCTCATTTGCTTATGTACGGGCGAAAGCTGCGGTGGGGTCCGATCTGGGCAGGTTTGGTTTCCAGTGGTTTATAAAAAGCTCACCTGCCCCTCAATGTTTTTCTTCTTCGGTTCTCTCGGTCTATACTTTTTGTTCTCGTCCAGAACGTCCACCGGGTTGAACTCAAAGTGCTTGCACTTGTTCGGATTTCTTATCTGCTTGCCCTCTCGCATTTCGTCTTTTGCTTCGCAGTAAATCAAATCGTCGTCATTCAGAACCGCCAGAGAACAATACCGGCAATACTGTGTCACTCTTTGCCCTCCGTAAAAATATCAGTGTACTTCGTGTACACCTTGCCATTATGGAAGTAGAGGTTATAATCGCACTGGGTAATGTACCACCAGAGCTTCTTGTGATACTCCGTCAGCAAATCGTGGAGGTGGTAGGTTTCCTTGTAGTTTTCATCTACCCGCTGGCGGAAAGAAAGTTCGTCAATCTCTTTGCTGCCCGCCACATAACCGGCGATGAAAAGCACATCCTGTTCGGTCATATTGTCGTCAACGACAAATACCACGCGGACGATCTCACCGAACTTTCTCTTGATGTGGAAAAGATCGTCGAATTTATGGACGTGGTACACCACCCGTTCAAACCAATTAAGCGGGAAGTCTTGCACTTCCTGGCTATCCGGGAGATAGCTCGTGTGCATTTCCAACTTGACGTTTCGCCGCTCTGCCGTGTAGAAAAGACCCTCGTAGAATGGCCAATGCTCTTTCCAATGGAACAGCGGATCACCGCCGCCGGACACCGAAACCCACTCCGGCCTTTCCTTGCAGAGCACTTTGTTGAGCGGTTCCTGTGTGCTGAAATGGTCTGTTTCGCTCATTTTCAGGCCATTATTTCTTACGATGCACTCCGGGCAGGTGTAATGACACCCGAAGTTCGTAATAATGCTGACATACTTTCCGGGATTTACGTTGACGCTACGCATCGGCATAATTGCTTTTTCTCGCGCTTCCATCATGCCGGAAACCATTTTGTAGAAATCTTCGTCCTTCACTGTTCTTCCTCCATCAGATCGTCCATGCTCAACTGTCCGTTTATGTTATCGTCCTCCATCCACCAGCGGAATACGTCCATACCGGTCTGCCAGTCGCACGGTAAGCCTTTTGCTTTTCTGGCATCAAGCATTCGTTCAAACGCCGAGATGTACATTTTTTCGTAGGCAGGCCAGCGCATAAACTCACGCTGTCTGCCCCCCCCTACCGGCCATAGGACAGCCGATGCAACCAACGCGCTTCTGTCCTTCGCAATACAATGGATTGATAGGCAGGTGTTCGCTGTGCGTGTAGTCCCACACATCATCGTCAGACCAGTCCACAATCGGATTGACGGTCATCTTGCCCTTGATGCTGCACGTTTCAAAAAGCTGCCTTTTTTCATCATTGTCTCCCATAAGGATGATGCGCTTTTCCTTGTCACGATGGTTAAATTCCATCGTTCCACGGTTTTTCTTTCTGTTTGTTGATTCAGCCCAGCGAACGCCGGTAGCGATAAATCTATCGCGGCCAGTATTTTCTTTGAGAACTGCACAGCAATACCGCACAAGTCTTGTAGGCGGCATCAGCTTTTGAGGAATCAACGTCCACATAGACACAGGCTCGTCCTTGTATCGTGGCATGACAATGGAACATTTGATTCCGTGCTCTTCCATTGCTTTGAATTGCTCACGGATGAAATAGACTGTTTCTGGCGCATCTGCGGTAGTGTGGCTGTTGACCACCTCGAAGTCGATTCCAGCACGTTCAGCCAACGCTACAAGCAACTGTGAATCCTTTCCGCCAGAGTATGTGACCATCAGCGGTTTCTTGTACCGATGCTCTGACAGTCTGGCTGCGTCCCGCAACCTCGCAATGGCAAGTTGTTCTTTGTCCATTGCTCACCCTCCAAGTTTCGGATCGGGGCATTCCCACTTGTAGTCCTTAAATTGGATCAGCCGATACGTTGCGATCTCGCCCTCTACGATCTCGATTTCCTTGTTGAACTCCATACCCATTTCATAGCCGTACACTCTAAAATCCAAGTTGTACTTTTTGGACATTTCAATATAGGGCTGCTCTTCGATATTCCATGCAGCTTTCATGTTCACAACGAGGATCGACTTCTTGCCCTCTTCGCAGAAGTCCACATACTCGCCTTTTTCTACGAAGTTTCTTCTCGTCCCCTCGATATGAGCACTCTTGTCTACATACAGGTACATTTCTTCGCTGTCGGGGTCGTGCTCAAATCGAACAGCGCCCTCTACAAGCTCTGTGTGCGCTCCGTCTCCCAGCCAGTTCGTTGTGTAGCAATGCAGACATTCCTCCACCCACCGCTTAATATCTTCCAGTTTCCCGCGGATTTTCAATTTTCCCTCTACCCAGTTCGGCATAATTTATTCTCCCTTCAAAATCCACACCCGATGTTCGCCGTACCCGCTCCACGCCATCGCGTTCTCATGGGTATCAACAGCAACGTCAAGGTGCGCTCCCTGCACTCCCGCGCCCTTGTCCTGTACAATGCGGATTCCTACACCCTCAATGTACAAAACCGTGCCATACGGGAAGATTGACTGGTCTGCCGCCACGGTTACGTCAGCCTGTATCGGCTGGCCGCTGGCTGTGATTCCGCGACCCTCCCCGCAGATATGCGGGTATTGCTCTGCGCAATAGGCCGTGCAGAAAAACACTCCTGCATCTTCCAGCTTAACCTTCCCGTCCGCCAAGGTGTCAAGGCGAAGCTGCATAGAATCTATAACCTCTTCGTCCTCTACCGCTCGGTCAATCCAGTGCTGCGCCCGGCTTGCGTAAATGTCCCGCTGCGTTTCAAGGTCCGCGATCCGGCTTTTCAGCACCCCGACCTTTGCGCAGCTGATGATTTCAGCGGCACAGACCAGAACCAGAATCGTTTTATCTCTTCTTGTCACTGCTCCACCTCTTTGGATTTGACCACCAGCCACCACAGCGCGGCGTGAAGCGCATACTTCGGGCAAGTCTGAACTGTTGCCATGCCTGCCACGATCGGAATTGCTTCTTCGATTTCCTCTTTCTTCGGCATCGACGCAAGATCAAACCTCGCCCGTGCCACCTTTTCCAGAACCCTGATTGCATCAACGTACAGCACGTTCTCGACCTCCTATTTAATTTTTTCTATCCTTGTCACGGTAATCTTTTCATACTCGTGGCGGTGGAACTTTTGGATTTTGCGGCGGGCGTTGTACTCTGCTTCGCTCTCACCCCAGCCGTTGACGCGGATCGTGTGTACATCCGTTTCGTCAGCGGTGCAGCAGACGACAACCACCTTGTACCTCTGCATCTACTTTCCTTTCTGTGTTACAATGTTCGGGCCTCGGTCAATCATCGGGCTTCCGTCTGCACGAGCGGTCAGTGTTCTTGCTACCGTATCCCCGGCATTTGCAAAGGCCGTGTCCGGTACATCGCCAACGCTATACGCTACTGCGTGTTCATGTCCTTTTGTTATCGTATACTGCGGGTCGCCATCGTTGCCGATACCAAGTCCCGTTCCTCGACCAAGGGCTTTGTGCCGCGTCGCAAGCATTGTGTTTATTGGGAAGCACCCATGGCTTTCAAAAAGCGTTTGGTCTTGATGGGTTGCCAGCGTTGCGGAAAGTTCTTCTTGCACAAGTGCGCCCTTTCCGCCGCCCTCACATCCTCCACGGATTTTCATGGTATATGCTGCTGACCCCCCGCTGGGTTTTGATGCCACCATTCGATCATGCCATGAATAGCAGTCAGCAGTAAGTCCTGCAACTTCCCCCCCCCTGCGGGATGCACGGGTCAAAATTCCATTGAGTGCCTTTTCGCTCAAAAACGACCACTCCGGCGGATTCTCCACGAGTATCGCAGATAGCATATATTCTTCGCCTGCGCTGGGGTACTCCCCAAAATTGCGCGTTGACGATTCGATAGGCAACAGCTCCGTAATTTGCGAAGTTCCTCCACCTTCCGTGCTGCTGAATAAACTTAGCTGCTCCACCTCCGGTAAACTCTCTAAGACAGAGCAGTTCATTGAGGACAACTTCAAAATCTTCACCTCCGTTCGATGAAAGTGCACCCGGCACGTTTTCCCAGATCACAAAGCGCGGGTATCTGCCGTTTGTTGCTGCCAGCATTTCCCGGATGATCCGTATTGCTTCTCTGAACAGGCCGGACCTTTCTCCCTTCAAACCGGCGCGTTTCCCTGCAATGCTCAAGTCCTGACAGGGTGAACCGAACGTGATAATATCCACCGGTTCGATTTTCGACCCTTTTATTTCCGTTACACTGCCCAAATGCTTCATGTGCGGCAGATGGGTTCTTGTCACCGCAATCGGGTAAGGTTCTACTTCACTCGCCCAGACCGGATGACCGCCGCACATGGCGGCGCACAGCGGCATTGTTCCGCTTCCGTCAAACAGGCTTCCCAGCTTCACCTCATGCGGCGGTTTTCCAAGCTCGCGGAATGCGTTCTGGACAAAGAAAATGGCATTCGGCAACGCCATTCCATTTCCCCACATCGCATATTCTGCCGCCAAACTGTGCAGCCCATCGTGCCACCGCATCAACGCTTCATCGCTCTTTGCGCCGTCTGCGCGAAGGATGGTCTGTTTTGGTTTTGTCTTTTTGATTTCGCAACTTCTGGCATAGACTTCCCGCCAGAAGTTGAACTCTTTCGGATTTTTCAGCGATTCAATTTCCGCCCATCCATCCGGGAACCCTTGCAATCGACTGCATTCCAGCGGAATCAATCGGCGGACGATCCAGTCCGGCTGTTCTCTTTCTTCGCAAACCACCGTTTCCGAACCCCCTCCCAACGCTCCACCTGATTTTTTAAGCGTTCCGCTCACATCATCCTCTATGTAACTGTCATATTGCAGCTCTCTATAAGCGACTGCGTGGCGGTCTACTGTATTCAGCGTAAAAGACGTATCTTCTTTTACGCCGCTCCCGTTTTGGTTGGTGTTTCTATCGACAAAATTCCCGGCTAGACACATTGATTTTTCGCTGTGAACTTTCATGCTACCCCCCCCGAATCAAAATCGACTGTGATCTCATGGCCGATGCGCTGTTCAGGAGAGTTGGAGCAATACCATCTGAACTATATACCCTTGCTCCTTGCGGAAACTCCGGTGTCAAACATTCGATTTCCATTGACGTTCTCCACTCTTTCTTGTGCGGACGGTCGGGATTGAACCGACTTTTCGGCTCAGAGTAACATGGGAGCCGTTCTTCTCCATTGCGCATCCGCATATAAAATCCGCCGCCCTGAAAAGACATCTTCACAAAAAACAGGGCGGCGGCTTCGGTCTGGCCTAATTCAGACCTACCACCTTTGTCTTGGGTGGATCGGACAAGGCATTTCTTCGCTCATGCAGCGGGCATACCTTTCAACCTCCGTCGTTGTCATGCAGGTATGGCTTGACGCTTCGCGCCTGCCGGTGCAGACCGGCTTTCATGATTTCGAGTAAAGCAGGTGCGGACGGGGTTCGACCCCGCTTGCGGCGACTGGTTGCGCATCCAGCTGTCCCGCACCACATGAAAAGCCGCCCCGCTGACGCGGCGCGGGGCGGCTTGTTTACCTCAAAAGATGTTTTGTATCAGCAGCATCCTTGTCGGTTTTCTCGTAATGCTCACAGTTCAGGTTGTACCCATCACACGGCGCACATTTCGCAACCGTGATTCTGAACGTGTGTCGGCATTGTTCGCTCTTGCGAACTTCCTTTACGGTGGGGCTTCTGTTGTGTATTTTCATTCCGTTGTGCCCCCTCTGTTATTCCTTCCCGAAAACAGACTTGATGATTTCTTTCAACACACTCTCGTTCCTGATTGCGTTGAGTTCGCCGCTCATGCTGAACGTATCGGGGCCGTTCTTGACTTTTGCTTTCCGGCGCATCGCCATGATACGAATAGTCCCCACGATGGCTTTCTCCATCGCTTCAACTTTATCTGCATCGTTGAAATGCTTGAAGATACTGTCCGCGGCCTGCGCCACAAGGAATCCCATCTTGGCCGGGCTTCCTTTCATCTCCACGATCACATTGCCTTTGCCATCGTCCACTACCGACACTTCTGCCGGTTCACGAAAGCACTTTTCCATATCGCTCATGTTCATAAATCTTTCCTTTCTATGTATGGTTGATATTCGGAAGTGGTGGCGCACCCCAGAGTTGACACTGGGCGGCGGGGCGGTGTGGAATCCCCGCTTGCACTGGCTGCGCCATATAAAGGAGCGGTGTCGTACAGCGTGATGCTTCCGCTCCTACCCGTGCGGGTAGCCCTACCGTGTTCTTTTCATCTCCGGTAGGTAAGATGCCGGTCTTGCTGAAACCGGCTGACCGGTGCGCTCCCTAAGTGCCCGGTCATGTGGCAGGCGTGTTTCGGTGCGCCCAGACCGCAGCCGGGCTTTATTCCCAGCCATCCCCGCCGCCAACGGCGACAGCTGCAATCAGCATGACCAACCACATCAGCGCGACCATGCCCCAGCTGAATGTTTCTCCTGCCAGAAAACAGATCAGCGTCGTTGCGCCCAACGCAAGCAGAAACAGGATCAACCCCACAACGCAAAGAACGATAATCACCATCAAGGAATCTGCCGGACAGCTCCCGTCCACATCGTCGCTGCCCTCTGCCCGAAGGCTCAGGCTCATGTAGTCAAGTTTTACTTTCGCCATGCTTCTTTTTCCTTTCTTCGATCTGGCGGCGGATTACTTCTTCCGCCTTTTTCTTCTTGTCGTCCTCCCTTGCCCGCCATACTCCGTATGACAGGCCCACAGCATCCGCCTGCCGAACATCCAGCATCAACCGATCCGGCTTTATGCGGCAGTTCTTCTGGGCGCGTTCCGCCGGGGTGGTCTGACTTTTTGCGTTGCACACCGGGCACAGTTTGATAGCTGGCGATTCTGCAATGAATGTCTCCTTGCAGGATGTGCAAACCTTAAACATTGGCATCGGTATAGTCCCTCTGTTTCTTTGTCTGTTCCCGGATGTGCTGCCGCAGATGCTCCCTGAACTCCCGCTGCTTTCTGTGTTCCACAATCCGGGCTGCTGTGTACACGATCACGCACAACGCCACGACCGTTACGGCTACCACGCCCATCATGCTGCCGTCACCTTCCTTTTCTTCTGCTCGTAGGCTTCCCGCTGCTCCGCCGTGATCCCCGGAATCCGTTCAAACAGTTCCGGGTCTTGCATCAGCATATTCAAAATGCCCTCGCGGGTCTGGCTTCCCTGAAATGGTGAGAAGGGCGACTTCTGCTTCTTCCTCATTCCTCGTTGCCCTCCTTTCTGCCGGTGTTCTCCGCCGGGTCTGCGCTCTGGGCTTCCTTGTAGCCCTGCACAAACCCCGCCATAAAGGAAAGAGCCGACTTGCCGAGCGGCTTTGCATCGTCCATGATCTTTGCCAGCTCTTCCGTCTGCAACTTTTCTTTCTCACTCATACTTTCACGCTCCTTATATCCACCGTTCTCCGTTTAGTCTGACCCAGCGAATCTTCCCGGTGTCGTCCTTGAAAAGCACAACCTCTTCCAACTTGTCAATTTCTGCAAGCTGCTGTTTCATGGTTTCCAGTTCTTCCGGCGAGTTCGGATCAGCTTTGCCGCCTATGTTCCCGCCTTGCTGCTGGATCAACTGCGACAGTGCGTTTGCCCGCTCTTCCTTTCGGCCCTCGAAAAGCACCCGTCGGATGGTCCCGTACAGGTTATATATTTCATAGGCTCGTTTCTGAATGGCGGTCATTCTGGCTGTCAGAAAACCGTTATCCTCAAAGATTTGTTCCATCTTCGGCGGCTCCGGCTTTTCCTTTAATAAGGTTTTCAGCTCCGGCACAAGTTCTGCAACCTCCACGCCCAAAGCTGCTGCCAGCTTTGAAACTGTTCCCATCTTCGGGTTCCTGCGTCCGGTTTCCCACTGAGCCACCGCCACCGATGATGTTCCCATCCGTTCCGCAAGTTCTTCCTGTGTCAGCCCTGCGGCCTTTCGTGCGTCCCGGATTCTTTTTCCGATTCCTTTCTGCACCCTCTCACCCCCTCGTGTTGCCCGCCCCTTCCCGCCGTGCTATAATCAGGGCAGGAAGGAGGTGATTATTTTGACCGACCGCCAAAAACTCGTCTACGATCTGTCCATGCAGCTTACCACCGCAGAGCTTGCAAAGGGGATTCCTCTCTCCGAAAACCCCGCCGCTTACGCTCTTGACACCTTTACCGGTTACATTGCGCTCTACTCTGCAATGGACCCCGCCAATTTTGACATTGCTCTTGCTAAAATCAAAAAGGTGTAATCCCTACGACTGAGATCGGCAAATCTCTCAATGCTGTTTGGGCACTTTCCAAACGGCCAGACAGCATAATAATGAGTGTCCGCATCTCTGCGTAGGAAAGCTCTTGTTCTTGAAATTTTGCGAGAATGTCATTGGCAAGGGCTTTCATTGTTTTGTCGTTCGCATCCC